ACCTCATCGCAAACCCACTGCTGCCCGCTTTCATCCGTGTAATTGCCGCTGGATGCAACCGGGATGCCCGGCAGCGCATTCGGTGTTTGCAGCGTCAGCGTCTGCGATTCGTTCGCGCCATTCGACACCGTGACCACCACCGTCCCGCCGTCACCCGCGCTGACAATCGGCACGGGCGCATCCGGGAGCGGCGTACCGTCCTGCGTGCTTTTGCCGCAGACACGCAGACCGACAAAAGGCGCGGCGAAAGAATCCGTCGCAGTAATCGACGCGCCGGACACGCTGCCAGACAAAACGTTCGCGCGCGCGGAAAGCGTGTTAGCGGTATTTGTAACCGCGCGGATAGCGTCGCCAGCAGCTTTCGCGTCCGCCGCGCGGTTTCCCAGCGTCAGCGTCTTGTCCGTTACCAGCGGCGTTGGAATCCCGCCATTCGCGCCAACGCCATAAAGCGCCTGAATCACACCAATCGTGCTTGCGTCAACCATTCGTGCCACCTCCCAGCTTCACCCACGCGCCCTGCGCGTCCTTCTGCCACATCGCCCCGAATCCGGCGGTGTACGCCAAAGAACCAATGCTTCCAGACTTCCCCGGCTCTGTGCCATTGGAGATGTCGGCGGCGTTATCCAACATCCACTCAACATAGTCCGTGTGGATAGTCTCGCCGTTATTCCTGCGGATTAGATTCCACGCCATTTTGTGCCGCCTCCTTAATTGTGATGATGATACTATCCGATTCCAGCCCGTCGTTGCTGCTCGCGTCAACCGCCTGGAATGCAACAATCCGCGTTCCGCTGCCGGTAGATTGAAACTGCTTTATGAACGTTATCGTTTCCTGCTGAACGTCATAGATTCGCTCGTTTACTGCGCCGTCCACAAGGAAACGGATTGATGCCGCGTTCTTCTGCGTCACCGTGAACGTCACGCTTTCTCCGACGGCGATTGTCGTTTTGTCCGCCTCAACGCTGACGATTCGCGGGCGCTGTGCCTCAAGCGCTGATACATCATCCTTCCACGCTGCGTATAGCTTGCTATAATTTTGCGCGGCGGTGTTTGAGCGATACGCACCCATTTGCAGCAGTTCCAGCAGCAACAATTTTTCCTCATCCGTGATGTACTTTCCCAGAAACTGCTGCGCTGCGGATGTTGCGCTTTCTGCCGCTGCATTCGCGCTTGCCGCTGCGTTTTTGCAGTCTTCAACCTTTGCAAGCACCGTCGTAATGTCGGGGATGACGTTATCCGGGTCGTACACTGTCCCTGTTGCCCCTGCCGCGACGCGCCCCTCAAGCCACAAGATAGCCGTCGTGTCCTCACCGACCGTCGCCGTAACCATCAGGCGGAAACGCCCCACAACCGCGTAACAAGCGGCGGAAAGCGTCACGGATGCCACGCCGTCGCTAACCGTGCCTTGGAGAAGAATCGTCGGGTTTTCGTCCGTGCTTGCGACGCTGTCCAGCCTGATAAAGCTGCCTACAATCGTTGCGCCCGAATCCATGCTGTACGGCGCGCCGTCCTTCTCAAACGCGATTTTCAGCGTGTGGGCGTTTGCTTCGCCTTGCACGAGCGCCGCTTTAAGCGGTGTCATCCGCAACCCGGCAGACAGGTTGCAAGTGTAATTTAACTCATTCATGCTTCCTCCTTATTCCGTTCCGGCGGAAATAAGTCCACTCTTGCCGCCCAGCGCCTCGATGATGCCGCTGACGCTCTTGCCCTCCGTTGACATGGTGACTTGTACCTTCTGCGGCTCAAGCAGCACGTTGTCCGCGTTGAGCGTGAGAATGCGCTCATCATAGCAGCGCCCGAATTTAGGCATTGCAACACGGCAGATGCTCCCCAGCCGGAAATGGTCATACGGCAAACCTGTTATGGCGGAAAGTTCCACAAGGGAAACGTCGATGGAAATCGGCGGTGTTTTCTTTTTCGCCAGTTCCTTCTTTGCGTTTTCCAACAGCGTCTCTTTGTCCGTGATGCTGTTATCCGAGTATTTGCCGCACACGATGCCCCACTCGTCGATGGTGTCCGCGTCGATGTAGTCCTTGCCATCGTTTACAGTGCCAACGGTGATGCCGTTTTTGCCGTATGCGTACATCCGGGTCACAAGGTCGTCGCGGTCGGTGCTGACCGTTGCGCTGGTTAGCGCGCCGTTAAAACGCGCTTCACATGAGACGGTATTTGGCATATTAACGAGGTTGAGCGTCCACGGATGGGTGGAAAAGTCGTACTGCCACATCATTTCAGCGGGCGACAAGTCCTTGACGTTGTTGATTGCTGTCCAGATGTTTGTTCCCGCGTCGAAATCGTATGTGAGGTGTTGCGATAATTCGCACGTCCCCATCTGCCAGCGTGTTTCCGGCTGGTAGGTGAGAAGCTGCGCCAGAACATCAACCGCGTCAACGGATGCACTGCCTATTTTTAGCTGCTCCGGGAGAAGCCCGTCCATCAGCGTGGAAATGGCATGGTCAAGGTTTACTTCCTGCGTTGCGTAATTTCTGTATGTCTGCGTGTCCGAGCGCAATCGGAAGATGCCGACGCTGCCGCCGATGTGGTACAACTCCACAAACTGCGTTGCGTCCATCCATGTGCCGTCCACGAGCGTCATGCTTGCGGTGGAGATGTCGTCGATTGTCAGCGACAAAGATAGCGAAGAAGGGCGCAAGCGCTTGATTTCCCGCAGATTTTTGTCCAAAAGGCGCGGCAAACGGACGTTGTTGGTGTATGCTTTGCTTGCGTCTGGGTCGGGGATGATGCCGGAAACGTAGTCGATTGTTAGGTAGATGTCGCGGACGTCTACGTTAAAAGTCCGTTCCTTTGTATCCATGTAAACTCTATCCCAAAGCTGGAAAGATAGCGTTACAGTAAGCGACGCAGTGCTTGCGCCATCAGGAAGCGTCACCGTTGCAAATCCGGCTTCGTCAACGTGGATGTCGTTCACGTCCTGTTTCCGCTGATTTCCCCAAGAGTCGCGCTTGAAGTCTGCGTGCACTCGTGCGGATGTAATCACTGCATCAGCCGGGAGCACAACCGGGAACGTGACCTTCGCTCTCCCTATTGTTGGATACCCTTCCTCCATTTTCCAACCGTTTGGGTCGTCTTTATCGTAATTGATAACAAGGAAACACTTTGTTTTTGACGTTAGTGTTACTTCCTGCGGTGTGCCGTATGCTTTGTAGTTAATATTTCCGCCCCCTTGCCGTAACCGTTAGCGACAAAAGCCCGTCGCCGCTGAACGCCACCTTATTGATTCCGGGTTTTAGCGTGATTTCGTCGGCGGACTGCCCGTTTCGGTTTCCCATTGCGGATTGCCCTGCCGCCGTGATTTGCTGGATGCCGTTATCGTCGTGTCCTATGCGGATTTCCTCGCCTGTTTTCACGCTGATGTTCGTCAGCGCGATTTTTTCGTTGCCGCAACTGATTGCAACGTTTGTCAGCGTGTCGATTGCCACAAAAACCGCTTCCAGTGGGCAAGGCATTTCCCCGCGGTTAAAAACCGTCAGGATGCCGCTTTTGCTTGCTTCAACTGTTTCCATTTTGGAAACAGTTGCTTCCTCCCACCACGGGCGCTGGTATGCCGTCAGCTTGATTCCCAGCGTATCCGTCCATTTGAGCGCGGAAACACTCGCTGCCTCGATGCTGTCGATGTATAATCGCTGTTCCGGGCGGTATGACGTGCGCAGGTACTGTCCACCGCTGCCCCAGCGCATGATTTTACCGAGGACAAGCTGCCTGTGGATGGTGTTTGCTTCGTGAATCTCAACGGCAATTGTTACCGTGATGGACTGCCGAAGCTGCCCGGTGAGGAACATTCCCCCGCCGGGGCGTGCTTCGGTTGTTACGGCTTCCTTCGGCGCGTCCTCCGAAATGTCGATGATGATGATGGACGGGTCGAGGTCTTCCAGCGCTTCCTCCCCCATCCACGCGCGGTATCGCGTTACCATTTATCGCGCCACCTCCATCAGATTTCCACGGATGCCCCTGCCGATTGTCTTATTGACGATAGGCGCGATGACGGTTGCAACGGATGTCCCGTCAACGGAGAAATTATTAACAACCGTGACAGGTTGCTGCAAGTACGCCGCAAGGTCTTGCGGATTTGAAATCGTGACTTCCTGCGTCGTTTGGCTCTGCTGCGTCGTCATTTTGAATGTCTCAACCATGCTGTTAATCGTATCTTGCATTACGCGGCTATTATCGAGCATTGTGCGTGTCCGGTACTCGTCGAATGTCTCGAAATGCGAACCCTCTTGTTTATTCGTTTGCGGCAATGCAAAGATGTTTGTTTTTTCGTTTGAAACAGGTGCGTAGGATTCGGCGTTTTTGAACTCATCCGTCGAAATGATAGGAGACAAGTCAGACCACGTTTTGGGCAATGCGTTATCTCTTGCTTCCTTCGCTGCTCTTGCCGCTTCTTCGGCTTCCCGTTGACGCTGGTTTTCCTCCATGCGCTGTTCCAAAATATCAACGATGTCGTTCATTTCCTGCGTCTTCATCTCGACGAGCCGATTCCACCGCTGCGCGCGGGCTTTGATGTCGTCGGGCATTAGCCCATCTTCAATCATGTCTGCATAGCCGCTTCGCGCTCTTGCCTGTTCGCGGGCGCGTCGTGCCTGTGCTTGCTCTTTTAGAGTCGGGGCTGTTTTCTCATGCGCAATATCTTCTTCGCGCTGGTCTGCATCGCCACGGAAGAAGAAGTCAGACAGCCACGGCTTATCCATGATTTCGTTTCCTATTTCCGAGAATCCAAGACGTTTAAGAAGCGCGTTAATGTCCGGGATTTCAGCTTCGAGCGTTTTCTTTAGTTCGTCAATGCCCGCAAGAAACGCGTTCCGATTTTCAGCCATTGCCGCCGTGATTGCGGCTGACTGGTCGTAAATCTCCGCGAGTTCTTCAACCTTTTTGCGCATATCCTGATAAGTGTCATCCGTGGCAAGCGATAATTCGGTTGCAGTTTCCGAAATGGACTTCTCGGCTTCGCGGGCAAGCTGATAATCTGCATTGAGCTGCTTTATCTCTTCCGGGGTAAGATTCAGCAGTTGCGAAAGGTAAGCATCATTTTCTTTCGAGTAAGTTGTAAGCCCCTGCAAGATGCCAACATCGACACCAGCTGCTTGTGCTTGCTTCAGCGCATCGTTGTGCGCGTTCAAAGAAGCTGCGTTCGTTTTGTACCAACTCAACACGTTTTCTTTGCTGTAATCGGTTTCAAGCAGCTTTTTCATTTCCGCCTGCGAGTGTTCGACCATGTAGCCCATACCCGACGCAACGCCTTTGTAAGATTTTTGCATCTTCTCAAGCGTGTCTTGGCGGTAGGTGTCAAGGTCTTTCAGCGCGGTTTTGAGGTCTTCGAGGGCTTTCTTTTCGTCCTCGACGGCTTTGTTGAATTTTACCTGTTCCTCAACTTCTGGGTGTGTCCGTTTGTACGTTTCCCATTCCGCTGTTGCCCTTGCAAGCGCGGTCTGATTCTCGTTCAACTCCTCGTTCGTTTCTTCGATTTGCTTATTGACATCTTCCAACTCTCCGGCGGCAGCGCTGCTATCGAATGTTTGCAAGCTCATTGCTTCTGTGAGCTTGCTCCACGCCGCAGCTTGCATGTCTCCGAAATCGAAGAGATTTATGGAAGAATCTCCAACCCCGCGAATCGCCCTGTCGACTTCATCATATTGCGATGCAAAAAATTCGTCAAATGTATTGGCAAACGTATAGTTGGCATTTGTTTCAGCCATTGTGCGGACAAAGGACTGATAGGCATTTTCTACCACATCATGATATGCGGCTTTTACTTCTTCAGCATTAGACCCCACAATTAGCGAGTTTAGATAATCTCTGCGTGCATATAGGGATTCAAGCTGTTTTTCCGTTTCATCAACTGCTGCTTGTGCATCGGTAACGGCGGTATCATGTGCACCATAAAGCGACACGCCATTCACGGTATCCACATACTGATTAATTTTTTCCGTGTTGCCAACAATGGCGTCAGAGGTTAAGTCAACGTATTGCGAAAGTCCCGGCATGACGTTTTTGAGGTTTTCGAGGGCTTCCTGCCACGCTTTCGTTGCCTTTACAGCTTCGCCGCTCTCCTGCTCCATGTTGCGCATGGAATTGACGATTGTGAGCGACTGCGCATAGGTAGCCTTTGCGTCGTATATTGATTCGTCACGCTCTTGCATGATTTTTTCGGCTGTCGTGTACTGGTATGACTTATCCGACAGCACATTATTGAGCAGCGAAATCGCGGGCGTTACAACGCCCAGCAGCCCCTTGCCGAACTCCGTCTTGATGCGGTCGAGGTTCGTTTGCAGCTTGCGCATCTCGTTCGAGAAGCTGTCCCCGGTTCGCGCAAAGTCGCCCTGAGCGTCCTTCGTGGCTTCCAGCAGATACTGATAGCGCAACGTCGCCTGTTCCGCCTGCGACATCTTATCAAACGCCTTGTTCATGCCCTTTTCGAAAGCAAAGGCGTTCAGGTTCGCAACGGACATATTGATGCCCAAAGATTTTACATTTATACCCTCGGTTTCCCGATATTTTGTAGGGGATTAGACTATCTCTTCGCCCTTTCGGGGGGCGGCTGGCACTTCGCGTCGTGCTAATCTCGACGCTACAATTAGTCGTTACACCTTCCGTCCGTGACGGCTTGGCACGGTATTGTCGTGCTTGCAATTGGCAAGTTTAGAGTTTTACCGTTAGCGCATTTTCATGCACACCGCTTTTGCTTGCGTTCACCAGCAGTTTCAGAATGGATTTCTCCATTAAGCCGCTAAAATCAACGGTTCTGTTTCCCCGGAAATGCCGGAGCGGATTTTCTCAAATGCCGTGTCGTGGTCGAGATTGTAGAACGACGCCATATCCGCCGCAAGTCCCGCCATATCCATAGACATTTGGAGAACTTGGTCATCCGCTATGCCCATGGATTTCAGCATAGCGCCCAGCGTGGACGAATACTGTTTAGCCTTGGTTTCCGTGATGCCGTAGGCGTTCAGCGCCTCCTGCGCCCACTTGTTGATGGTGGACGCGGAATCCTCAAACGTCACATCAACAACGTTCTGCGTCTCCACAAGGTCGGATGCAAGTTCGATTGATTCGTCGATTGAACCCGTGACGCCGTCGATAATGCTATTGATGCCGTTTACTGCCATGTTGGCAAGGAACTGCCCGCTTGCAATATCGCCAATCACATCAAGGCGGCTCAAAAATCCGCTAAGGACACCGCCGCCCGAATCGCCAGAACCGCCGCCGTCTGCGGCTTGCTGCAAAGACTGGATTTGCTGCTGCAACCGCTTGATTTCCTCCGTCGCTTGCGTGGACTGCTGCTGCGCTTGCTGCAATTCCATCTGAAAACGTCCACCGTCAAACGTTGGATGTACAGCGAAGCTGTTTAGTTCCTGCTGAAACTGCTGCATTTCCTGCCGGATTTTATTCAGCTCTTGCGTGTATCCGCTTGTGTCAATCTTGAAACTTGCGTACAACTCAAATGCTTCCGCCATCTTCTGCACCTCCCCTCGCCATTAGTCCGTTTATAATATCGTCGCAGATTTCCTCTGCTGTTTTTTGCTTTGTTTCATGCTTCTCTTCTCCAAAAACGTCGCTGTATGACGGGATTTCCAGATTCGCGCCGCCGAACGACGAAATTGCAAGCACCGTCATCCACGCCATATTAGCCATGTAGCAACGTTTTGCTTCCTCCTGCGTTTCGTGCGCCAGAAGCACCCCCAGCGCGTGCACGTTTTGCGGGCGGTATTTGTACAGTGCAGGGATTACATGATGCACCCCAGACGAAGCGCAAAGGTAAAAAAAGCAAACAGCGAATCAAGTGTGTCCTTGTCCATCATGGCGGCGGTTTCCGTGAAGTCCATTTCTGCGACTTCCTCCGCCGTCTTGCCATGCATCGCGCCGAGAATGCCCATCGTTTCCTTGGGATGCTTGGCGTACAAAATCGGCAGCATCTTCATCAGAATGTCGCGCCCGACAACGTCGCCCTTGCTCTTTTCTTCCACAAAGGCTTTCATTTCCTTGCTATTTACCAACTTGTCGATGTATGGAATGGCGTTTGCCATCTGCTCAAATGCGGTTGCGGTATTCATGCGTTTTCCTCCTCAAAATTCACGAAAGTGCGGCAGGGCGCGAACCCTGCCGCGTGTTGTTAGGCGGCAGGGTCGAAGAAAATGACCTCGCAAGGTGCATATCCGTCGGTTTCAAGCCCGTCCTGATGCGCGGTAAACTCCACAGGAATAGTGCCCTCGCCCTTGTCTGTCCACGTCAGCGTTGCGCCCGCCGTGTTCAGCGCGTTTTTGATGGCAATCAGCACATAGCCCTTCGAGGTGTCGCCCACCCAGACGAGACTCTCAATATAGTCTGCGTCCTTAATATCGGTGCGAATTTTAATAGTGTGCTTCTTCTCCGTGTCCGTTACGTCGGCAGTGCCGAAAGACCGCTTAAGGTTGTCGGCATTGATTTCGAGCAGGGTAGTCGTCAGCTTGATAGTCCAGCCATCATTGACGCTGCTGCCTTTCCATTCCTCTCGCTTGCCGTCCGCCTCAATGCTGCGCGTGTTGGGCGTGCAGACGAACGTGCCGCCGCCGCGCGTCGCGCCAATCAGTGCAGAGCCGCTTGCCTTTTCTCGCTCCGTCTTCAGCAGCGCGCCCAGCGTCGCCGCGTCCGTGGCGGTGGAATAGTCAAAATTTGCGAGAAACATCCCGGCATTGAGCTGCAAGTTCTCAAATGTACTTGCCCGAAGACCAGTCGTCATTTTGTTACCTCCTGTTAGGTGTAGTAAGTCACGATTTCGTAGTAAATCCGCCCATAGCAGACGCTTTTGAGCGTCGTGTCCACTTCAAGGCGGAAGAAGTTGCTATTGTTGCGGTATAGCGTGATAAAGCCATCGTCGCAATAAATCGCTGTCCCCTCCGGCGGAATAGCGCGGCGAACCTCGTCAAGGATTGCCGCACGCTGCAAGTTTACGTTGCTCCCATTTTCCGCCTGACAGCACAGCGTGCAAATCATTGCAGATTTCCCGAACGCGTCCCCCTCTTGCAACTGAAACGCGAAATAGGGAAAAGACGCTTCTGCCGGAACTGCGTCCTCAACATACGCGGGAATTGGCTTGCCCTCGTAGGTGAAACTGTTCCAAAACTTGTATAGTTTCCGCTGCAAGTCAATCACGCCGTAACCACCTCCGCGTCCGCCTCCCGGAAGTGCATATCGCTCTGCTCCGGCGTTGTCATGTCCCGCGCGTCTGACGTGATGCGGAAGACTTTGCCGTCCTTGATGCGCTTCACACGGTCGTTCGGAAGCAGTTCCAGCATATCGGAAAACACGATGGTAAACAGTTCGCGGATGCCGCTCTGGTATGCAATTCTGGCTTCCGTGCTGCTGTTGCGGATAAATCCGGCACGGAACGGCGCACCATCTGTCCATGTGACAACGATGCCGCCCATGCCGTCGGATTCCGTGCGCTTGTCCATCATACAAGCGTCATCCAGAAAGTCTGTCAATGCCATTAGCCCACCTCCGTGTACATATGGCGATACGGTCGCAGTTTGTCCGCGAATGCCGCTTGCCACGTTACAACGCCGTTGCTGCCAGTCGCCCGCGAATAGCTGTAATGCCCGAACGATTCCGAGGTGTATGCCCCCGTTGGGTTTTTCGTCTCGTACTCCGCGCATTCTTTTACAATCTCGATAAACGGGCGCGGCGGGTAAAGAAACCACAACGTGCCGTCGAAAGTTTCCTCCCCGTCTGCGTCCTCCATTGCGCCAGAAACAAGGCTGTGAACGCCGTCGTTTCGCGCGCTGCCGCTGATGTACACATAGGGCGAGCCTACATCCGGAACGATTTTACCGCCCGCAATGCGAATCTCTCCTGCGTACTTGCAGCGCTCAAAAAAGTTGTTACACTCGCGCATTGCCATTTCCAGCGTCACAGCCATGTTTCCACCTCCATTAGGTCGCCGCCGTCACCGTCGCGCTGCCGGAGCGAATTACGCGGTAGTCGCTGGTGCATTCCGCAACCGTCACCTTCTGCCCCGTCGCAATCGCAAGGTCAGACGTGCCGTCCCAGTTGCTCCAAGTCCGCACATTCTGCCCATAGGTCGCAGTCGGCGCGGTCGTGCCAGCCTTCACCTTGTACAGGTTGGAGCTGGATTCTTTCGCGGGGCTGACAGTCAGCTTCGTGTTGCCCTTGCCAGTGCCGGCAACGGAAGAAACCGTCAACTGCCCCGTCGCCGCGTCCGTGATGGTAGCAATCCAGATGCTCTGCGGATTGAAGATAACAGGCATGAACAAGCCGGATGCCCGCGTCCACAGAACGACAGGGTCATTCTCCAGCCACTGCGACACCATCACATAGCGGTGCTGACCGGACTGATTGACGTTAAGCCCGGTGTTTGCGGTATTTACCGTCTCTTCCGGGGTCTGTCCCCACAAGCCCGCGCCGATGCGCGTCATGGCGCTGCCAGTGCCGAGGAATGTCATCTTGTCCTGCGGGAAATATCGCTTGGTCGTGCGAATCGGTCGCCCGTCCGCACCGATGCCGCCGTCAATGGCATACTGCAAATCGTTAGTAATAACGCGGTTGATGCCGTACTCCGTGGAGAAGAACGTATTCAGCGCGGCGTTACTCACATACGCGCCCTCGCTCAAAGTGCCGTTGATGCGCTTCTGGACTGCGCTGTTCGCGCGAATCTTGTTGATAACCTTGCGGCTCGTTACGATGGTGTCCAGCGTCGTACCAGCGTCCAGCGCGGTATCAACGACAAACTGAATCTGTGCCGGAATGTCCGCGTCCTCGCTGAAATCGAACGTGAACTCCGTCTGTTCCGGCTTAACGCCGTAGTCGATGGTCAGGTCGAGGTCGTTTTCCTTGATGGTCATTTTGCCAGTCGCCAGAACCTCGTTCTTCGCAACCTTGGTGCGCGTCACAACTTGGTCGGCAAGCATGATGCCGTCACGGATAACATAATCATACATGGCATCATTCTGCACGCCGGAACGCAGCAGTGCACGCATACGCTCGGACTGGTTAATTTTTACCTTAATCAGTCCCTTCTCGATGCTGTGCGTATCGACCGGAATGCGTGTGGCGATGTTTGTCCGGCTGTCGAAGCTGTGGAAGTCAGCCATCACGGGAAGCTGGTACTGGTTGGCAATCTCCTGCCACTTAGCCACGAGATTTTCGCTGTATTCATCGGGAAACAGCGCATCAACCGGGTCATTCGGGCGGCTGACGTTGAAGCCAACGTCCAGCCACTCCTCCTTGGGGATAAGACCGAAAATATTGTTCTCAAAAGACGGAATCTGCATGGTATTCTCCTTTCGTTAGTACGGGCGCACCGTCGCGGCTTCGGCGGCGATGAAGTAGAAGCCCTTTGCCGTCAGCGCACTCTTGGCGGTGCTGTTGATTGCGGCGGGGAGACGGCTCTCGTAAACCGTGCCGCGCGTCACGACGCTGCCGGGCATGTCGCCGCTGGTAACGTCCACGTCCTCGTACACGATGCCGACGGCAGTGCCGTCGTTCGCGGGGTAAACAGTCCCCATCTTGACGTACTTCGCGCCGTTTTCGGCGGTGGTAGCGTCCGACTGCTTAATCTGCTTGGTTTCGCGGATTGCGTCCTCCGCGTTTTCGAGGAAATAACCGGGCTGGTAAACAGTCCCGGTTGCCTTGCTGGTAAAACTCATTTATTTGCTCCTTCCGGCGCAACTGCGCCATACATATCTTGCGCGTACTTCGCCGCCAGTGCTGCGGCGCGTCCGCTGCCGTGCGTGGCATTGCCGCCGCTCGGCGGGGTTGTGGTAGGTGTCCCCTGCTGCTGCTGCGTGGAGAAAAGGTCGCCGTACTCGCCCTTTAGCGCGTCAATCAGCTTGTCGCCGTCCTTGATTGCGCCCTTGTCGTCGAGTTCGATGCCGTCCAGTCCGCGCTTTGCCATCACGAGGTCTGCAAGTTTCTCCTGCATCCCCTTGCTTGTCAGCAGCTTTCTTGCGGCGGTTGTCAACGTCGCGGTTTTTTTCTCCGTTTCCACCTGCTGCTTGTAAGCGTCGAACGCCTCCTGAATCTTCTGCGCGTCGCCGCCGCTCTTCTTCGCGTCGGCAAGCTGCTGCTTGAGCGTGTCGCGCTCCGTTGTCAGCGCTGCAAGCTGCTGCGCCTGTTCCGCGTACTTGTCACGCTCCGCCTTGATGTCGTTGATTGCGTCGCTGTGGGCTTCCACAATTGCGTCAATCGCTTCATCAGGCACATTCAGGGCTTTCAGGTTTTTTCTGGTGAGGATATTCATGATTCCAATCTCCTTTGCTTCGGGGCGCGGTGCTTTGCGCCTTTGATTGTTTGCGGTTAAGCGGTGCTTTGCTTTTCCGCGTATATGCAAACAGCGCACGGCGGTGCTTTGCCATGCGCTGATATTGCTGTAATTAGTCCATATTTTGCTTGATTACGTCCGCCATGATGTCCACAAGGCGTTCCGCGTTTGCGGAATCTGCGAACGTGTCCGTCATAAACGGTCTGCCGGGGGTGTATCCTCCCGGCATGACGCGGAACTCGCCTTTGTCGCCCAGCTTGGGAAAGAAAACGGCGTGTCCGGCGTGTCCATCGTGCACATAATGCGCGTACTCAACGTTTGTGCCGATGGTTACTTCGTTGTTATCCGGGTCGATGTCGGCGGTGATGCTTCGCGCCAGGTTGCCAGTGTCGTAGACCTTGTGCTCATAGCCAGTAACCATCTTCTCGCGTACCATGCCGACGGATTCTTGCGCAACCGCCAAAAGTCCGACAAACAGTGCCTGTTCCAGCTTCTGATTGATTTCCGGCGTGTGGTCTACGAACCCGCTCATTTCTTTTCCCTCTTTCGGATGTTGCCATCTGCGTCCACATACTCGGTGGACAGGATGACTTTTGGCATAATCATGCAGTAGCAATTGATTGTTTCCGCTGCGCTGCCGTTCGGGTCGCCAGGAAAGCGGATGTTGCTGTTCGGAAAGCACTCGCCCTGCTTTGCCATCTTGCCGTGCCGTTCCATGTGCGCTTCACGGCTGTTCTGGAAGCGGCAGAACCACTTGTTGTAAACCGTTACGCCTTGGTCTGCTGCTTCCTGCGACGCGGCGTAACTCGCTTGGCTCTGTGACCGCGTCCGCTCTGTCTGCGCCACTCTCCGCGCTTGCCACTCGCTCTGTCCTGTAATGTCGCTGATGCGGTTCATCAGCTTCTTTCTATCTTCTCCAAGCGTGGATGACAGCGCCAGCGCGTTTTGCAGTTTGTGGCGAATCTCGGTGTTCTGTCCTAAATTCTTGTACGCCAGCTTCGTGAATGCTGTTTCGTTCGCGGCGAAAATCGCTTTGATTTCGCGCTTGTTTGGCTGCGCGAACGACACCTTGACCCCCGCGCGGTCTGCTTGCGCCTCGATGACGGTTTGCGCCTCTCCTAAGCTGTCGGCGTACACGTCGCCCATCGTATTCCGGATGTCGTCGGTTGCCCGTTTCCCTGCCTTGCAGATTTCCTCCATGATGACTTCTTCCACGCGATATTGGCGGATGAGTTCGCGGACAAAACCCGCTTTCCACCGCTCCACCTTTTCCGGCGTGTCGTAGTCCGCGGGCGGCTTTATCTTGCCATCGTCCACTTGTTGCTTTTTTTGCAAGAAGTCTTTCAGGCGCTCCGTGGCGATGTCAAGGGCTTTCTGATACATCTGCCGGATGCGCATTTGCAGTGCGGCTTCGCGCAAATCGTTGCGCTCCACGTCCGTCACGGCTTGCCCGTCTCCCCAGCGTCAAAAAATGCAATCAGGATGCGCAAGACAAGTCGAACCGCAACCAGCCACCAGCCGATGCACAAAAGCCAGTCCGGAACGATGACGTTATTCGCCGCCAGCACTTGAAGAATCACCATCAGATACAGCATCTTCTTCCTCCTCGCCTGTCTTCTGCATCGCCTGTTGCGCCATCCGCATACCCAAAAGCGATTCTTCCTCCCCACGCTTGATGATGTCGTCGATTTCCTCCGGCAGAATCATCGGATTGAGTTTCAGACGCGTCTCCTTGTCCAAATCGCCCTGCGCAGTGTAGATGTTCTGGATGATTTCGCTTTCGTTGGCAATCGTCTGCCGCTTGAAGCGGATTGTCTCAGTTTCGATGCCCAGAATCCGCAGTAACTTCTGCACGAAATCAAAGCACTGCCATTCGTAGGCGTTCGCCTTTAAGTCCAGATTCGCCATGCTCGCCCGGATTGCAACGTTCGTTAGGCTGCCGCCCGTCAGCTCCGACACATCCAGCGCCATATAATCGCGATATAGCTGCCGTTCCAGCAGCTCCAGCGCGGTTTGGCGCGCGGCATACGGCACTTCAAACGTCTCCGGCGTTACTGTGCTGGATGATGTGCCGTCCGAAATGTTCGCAATTGCTTTCAGTCGGTGAATCTGTTCCAGCATCAGCGCCACCTCGTCGAAGTTGCCCCCGAAATTATTCAGCACCCAGTAAACATCGTTCGCCTTCTCCAGATTGTTGCCAAAGTCGGAAAGAACGATGTCGTACAAGTCGATTTTGGAACGGATTGCAAGAGTCAGTTCCGTCTGCTTCTTGTCGTTGGCGTACAGCGGCACAATCGGCAGTGCGCTATAATTCTCCTCGGACACAAGGCGCTCGCCTGTGATGTCCCTCGCGTATGTGCGCTTGTAGGCGCGTTTCTCCTGCGCCACCTCCAAATCAGAGGCATTTTCGCGCGTTTTGTAGACCGTCACGCCGTCCGGCTCAAAAACACGCGCCATCAGCGGCTTGTCGTCGCCAATCTGCCAGAACTGCACGCCAACCATAGGTTCGCCCGTCAGCTCGTCCAGCAGCGCCACAAATCCGCTGTTTTTATCCGTGTACGCGCGCAGAATCTCAACGTGGTCGAGATTCCAATAGCCCCAGCAAACGCCATGAACGAGCGCATACAGTCCGATTTTCGCAAGCGTCGTGTCGAAACCGGTTCCCAGCCTGCCCTTCATCGCGTCGTTTTCCAGCTCCACGCCGTTTCCCAGCAGATAATTAGCCTGCTGCATGGTGAAGCGGCGGAAAAAGTCGCTGTAAATGCGCTGTCCGGGGACTGCTTCCGTCGCCGTCCCCTTCTTTTTGACTGTTTTACCGTCGGCGGTTTTTTGCTCTGATTCTGATGTGGTTGCTCGCAGCACGACTTTCGCGGAAACGGTATCGTTCTGGGCTTCATAGTATCGTTGCGCGATTCCAGCCTTGGCAAAGTCCTCGCTGTGCTTGTATGCACAAATAGCCGACAGCGTTGCCTTTGCTTTGTCCGGCTCGTTTTGCCAATCCTGCCATGTGATTTTTGTGAACATCTGTATCACCCCCCAACATACAAACTCGCGCCGCTCCTGTCGAGAATCCGGCAGCAGCACGCGGCGCTGTCCGGCGCGTCGTCGTGCTCCGCGTCCTCGGTGTAGTCCATAATCTGCGCGATATATTCCCTGTCTGTGCCTTCCAAAAACACGATATTCCCCCACCATTTTTTGAGGTATGTGCTGATTTTTAGATACTTGTTCATTTTCTCCGGGTACGCGCGTACCGCCATGTTTCGGCGGCGCAATTCCCGCGCCAAATATCCCTTGTCGCCGTTTGTCTCGCAGTAAATCGGGGCGCACATGAGGCGCTCCGTCTCCGATTGCAGTGCGTCCATCAGCGTATCAACGTGCTTGCGCCACAAACGCCCGTACAAGTACAGCGTGTCACCGTCCCTCTTGGCGCACGTCAGCGCGGTGTAGTCCTCGCCGCCATAGGCAGCATCAACGTGCGCGATTCCGTCCCGCAGCTTTTCCGCCTCCGGCGCGAACGTCGGCGGCGTATCAAACAGCGCGTTCTCGGCGGCGATGTGTCGTAACTCATAGTTCGCGGCAAACAGCGACGGCGACATGGACTTCCGCAGTTCTTCCAGCTTCTCCGGCGCAATCAATCCGGTGGAATAGCAATCGAAACGCTTTATGTTCGGCATCAAAGAAATAGCGTCCTCTTTATGCCAAGGTGTGCCTGTGTTAATAATGCGTCCGCCTCTGTTCCTAATGTTTTGCAGTTCCATATAGACGGTTTTTGTCTTTTCTCGCTCTGCATGACTGCTTCTATCGGATGTGTTTACAATATCGTCCGTAAAAATCAAATCCGCATGTTTACCTGTTATACTGCCTCCTATACCGATTCCTAATAGCTGGTCGCCGCCTCTCGGACTAACAAAGTGATTTGTCGTTATTGATGTTGCATTTGCCCGAAGAACCTGAATTGGGTTTCCTGTCGCTGCAAGAACGATTTGCTGAAAACTTTTGTTTTCTATGATGCCTCTCGTTTGGCGAATGACCTCTACTACATCCGCTTCGCCTTTGCGAAAGAATATCGTATTCTTATTCGCAAAAACAGCCATTCCAATTGCAAGCGCACCAGAAACAGCAACTGTTTTGAAACTACCGCGATGCCCCAGAATGGTCATATCGCTGTCTCCAAGAAGCATTTCCTTCATCCACTCGCCATGCAAATCATCACGCATCAGCGTAAAGCCGCACGCACGAAGCAGTGCTGCCGGATGGCAAATCATAAAATCAAGAGCCTGTTTTCGCGTCAGATTCTCCATGTGCAGCATACCCCTCGCGACGCTTAATTACGGCAATTTCACGCTGTAAAGCGTCTGTAAACTCTGACGTTGTTACGTTGGCATCTACCTTTTCAGACGGCATCTGCTCTGTTAGTTTTAGGTACAGCTCCATCCAGCGCGCGTCTTTTAGCGCGTTGTTGAAAATTGAGTATGCCGCCGCCTCATTTCGCGTTGCTTTGTGTCCTCTGCTGTCTGCTATTTCTTCATTGGACATTTCTCGCAAAATATCTCCAACGGCTCGCAGTACCTGTGCTGGTGGCGTTTTGTTTTTTGCGTGCCCGCCCTTTCTTGCAAGTTCTTTTGTTTTCGGGTCTCCTGCCTTAAACGGCATAAACATTCCTCCATCCGATATTTTTGTTGCAAAACTCTGAAAAGTGTGGTATAATTATATCGTAAAAAAAGGGAGGGTAATGAATGAAAGCTTTGAGTGTATCATCTTTTTATGCAATGCAGATAATGCTCGGGAATAAGACGATTGAGTGGCGTACATGGTGCACAGCACATCGCGGGGAATTGCTTATCTGCTCAAATAGAGAGCGCACTCCTGGTACAATTCCGGGGCACGCGCTTTGTGTTGTGCGCATCACTGATGTTCAGCCTTTTGTCGCGACAAAGGCGAATCTCGACGCTGCTTGTTTGGAGCGAGGAGACGTAGAAGGTGGATATGCTTGGAAACTTGAATTTGTCTCTATCGTCAAGCCCTTTCAGGTTCGCGGGAAACCAGGGCTCTTTGATGTTCCAGACGATGATATTATAAAAATAGACGAAGAAACGATGACAGGAGAAGAGACATCCGCCTTTATAGCACAATACATCAATCCTCTTTTAGTCGTTTAACCTGCTCCGGTGTAATGTACTGTTCGGATATTGGCACGTTGATACTCCGATAAAATAATTCACGTTCCTCCGGACTTGCAAACACAATTACACTAAAAAAATCAATGCGCCCTTTCTCTTTGAGCGAATCGTTCATTTGAGTTCGGGCGTTTTTTATGTCTTTTAATGAGCGCTTCACATTTTCCGATTCTTCTGTATTAAAAAGCTCCGTAAACCTGTCGTCTCCGTCAAAAAGGAACTCAGCGTCAGTTTGCGAGAAGCCCATATCATCAGCGGAAAGAGCAAATTCACAAGCCACATTCGATAGCTTATCCAAGTCCCAGCTGCCTTGCAAACTCGGATTGTTTAGCTGTACATTCAGTTCGACTTCTTCCCGCTCCGGAACGTCCACCACGTTTACAGTGAGTTCGTAATCCTTGTTTCCCTCCAACGCATCCAGCTGTTCAAGCCTTTGATGACCACCAACAAGATTCCCCGTCCGCTTATTCCATGTTAGAGCAGAAACAAGTCCATGCTTTCTTATTGCTTCTTTTAATCTTTTTTTGGTTTCCTTATTCATTATTCGCGGATTGTATGGCGCATTTTTGATTTGCGAACGAGAAATCGTCTCTGAATCAAACGCCTGAAACTTGCTTCGCACGTCGCTGCTCCTCCCGAAATGCCGCTGCCTCAGCAAGCGGATAAAGTTTAAGCAATTTCCTGTAATCATCTGGGAAAAATTCTTTTACCATAGATACATCCTCATCAGACAGTGACCGAAAAGAATGATGTATCTTCTCGTATTCTCGCGGTAATACAAGATTTTTCACTCGCATATAATTCATGACGTTTTCTTTTGTCCAGTAAATTAAAGGGAAAAACCTCCCGCGCTTTTCGTCTATACTTCCTGATTTCTTCAACATAGCCCGGCGCACGATTGAGTCCGCGATGCGTTCACCGCAAGCAATCCAATATATTCCTGTTTTTTGCCTCAAATAATTGTATTCATCTGTTACACTTATTATAGGCACGTTCAAGTCTTCTTCCCGGTATGTCCCATACCTGAAGAAGTTGCTTGTTTCAAAATGTGGGATTCGGATGCAATTCACTCCGTATTTTCGTTCATATTTTCGGATAACAGCTTCTTGAAACTCCATTCCCGGCACATAGGACATGAAGAAAGGCTGTACCCGCTCAAAATGTCGGAAACACAAGTCAAGGGTTACAATGGAATCCTTGCCGCAAGAGAATCCGACAAGAACCTCCCTTGTAACCTTTGCCTGTGTTTTAATGGGGTCAAAAAGTTCTGACGACATTAGCCGCCGGTTCCGCCGCTTGACTTCCGCCGGAAAGTGTTGTATGCAGCGCGCTTTCGCTGCTTCCGGTTGTACTTTCTGTTCATGCCAGTGGCGGCTGCGATTCTGCGCTGAATTTCGGTTTGTGCCATTTTTCTTTGCTCCTTTCTACTTGTTTGTTTTATTCAGAAACTCTTTCGAGTGTCCTGTCGTTTTCAAACCCGGTCTCGCTCATGGCGATGTCAACGATTTCGTTCACAATTGAACAAGAGTTGCAATGCCGTTCCATTAAATCAACTGGTTTGCTCTCCTGCTCCTAATTTTTTGATGATTTCCTTTTCTCGCTCTGATAGCTCAATGTAAATCGTTTCATCTGCCGCTGCTCTTTCTGCCGCTGCTCTTTCTGCCGCTGCCTTCTCCGACAGCAGGAAGCAACCCCCAAAAACGCCTTTCTTCGCGTTGTCGAGCGTTCTTGTAAAAAACACTTCCTTCTCGTCGAGCGTGAAGTATTGTCCTTTCGCGGAAAGCTGGTTGAGTTGCGCGGCGGTTGCGACTTGCGGCGGGAATTTCAGCTTGTCAAGTTGTTTTTTCTGCGCTTTGACGTTTTCCGCGTCTGCTGCCTTTATTCTGCGGTATAAGTCCGGCGCAGTCTCAACCAAATGCCCCCCCAAGTTTGTTACGAATCCCGTATTGACTTTTGCGCCGTTTTGGTATGTCACACTGTACCCGACACACAAGAAATGCAGTCCCTTAAACGGTCGCAAGCAGCTTGTCCCCCACGCAAACAGGAAAAAGCGAATTCCACGCGCAAGGTAGAATTTTTCGATTTTTGAGAGGATGGAGAATGGCGGGTTATCGATGACGATGCTGTTTTCTGGATATTCTGCGTGTTCGTAATCGCCGCCCGGATAAAATGGACGAATTACCTTCGTGCTTTTGTCAAGGTTGTAATGCTCGAACACCCACTCTTTTACCGTCTCGTAAATGTTCGGCGGCGTATAGCAATCGTCCGTTGTCAGTTTCGGCTTGAACTTATCAACGAACGCCTTGTACTCCTCCGATGCTTCTGCAAGCGTCAGCTGCTCCATTTTTCCTCCTCTTCGTCCGTCGCGTCCCCACCAACGCAACAAAGCGCATCGCGCATAAATCCCGCCGCTGAAGAGGCAAGAGCAGCTCTTCCATAGTCGCCTCTTCCAACAAAAAAGGCGCTTGCATTACTGCTTGCGTCTTTCTTGCTGCTTTTACATTTTACATTATATCACGGAAATTACTCTCATAACTCTCATTTTTTTATTTCTATATGTTTTTGTTTTTTTTGCCATTGCCAGCAATGCCACCTATTTCGCGTTCTAACGGCTTGCTTGTTTTTGCTCATAATTATGCCGCCTGATTGCTCCAACGGCTCTCAGGCGGCATTCTGTTGCGATTAGGCGGGCTTTATTGCTTCCACCTGCTGCTTGGTGAACAGGTATGCGGTCGTCAGGAAGAACCCGCCATCTTCTTCCTTTGCGTCAACGGTCTTTTCATCCTTCTTCTGCTTGCGCGTCTTGGGCTTCCAGATGCTCACGACCAGCGCGGCGTGTTCGCCCTTTTTAACCATGTAACCGTGGTTCTTCCACTCGGCGAAGGTGTGAATCGGGAGGCGCAAACCGTTCATGATGTAGGCGGCGGCTTCCTCTTCGGAGAAGATGCACGCGCTGATGGCGGACTTGGCGATGATTTCTTCGTTTGACATGGTGCTTGCTCCTCCTTCCTGTTCACGCCAGCGTTGCAACGGCTTCGGAAGGCTTGTACGCTTCGCCTTTCTTCCAGCGAACGATGCTGCGCTCGTAGTCGCCATCCATCGTTTCGTCCCCGTAAACCAGCTCGTAGCAGTACGAGCTGGTTTCGCAAAACCAGTCGGCTTCCAGTTCCTTTTTCATTCTCTCGGTGATGCGGATGCCCTTCTTGATGCTCGCGAACTTCATAATTCTTACCTCTTTCTGTCGGGGCTTTTATTTTGTACCGCCCTCCTGACACTATTATTATAGCATATGCTGCTGTATATGTCAAGGGGTAAATCACATTTTTTTTGCGATTTTTTGCAAACTTTTTGCGCAACAAAAAAGGCGCACCCCAGCGGATGCGCCCTATGCTATTATTGTTTTCTGTTGGTAATTATTACACGCCCGACATAGGCGTTTACGGAATCAACGATTAGCTGCGCCACCGAGAGCCCGCGGCGCTTTGCTTCTTCTTCCAGCGCCTCTTTGCTCCCAGCGCGAACGTCGAAGCGCACCGTCTTGATTCCTTCCTTTTCGCGATACTTCTTCATCGCGCGGACTGAAATGTTTCCTTGGTAGTACTCTTTCCTCATTGCCACAACCCCTTTCGTGGATATTACTATTAGTCCCACATGTGCTTATGGCAATAGTCTGTCCACTCCTGCTCCATGTCAGCGATGGCTTTTGCGTAGTCCTCGCCGTCAATGATGCGCTCACGCGCCTTGCTTCCGGCGGATGCCTTGGCATAATTAGTCGAGCGGCTATAAGATTCGGCTTTCAGCAGGGCGGCGGCTTGCGGGTACTGCTCTTTCAGTTCCTCGATGTTTACGTTCGGCTCGGCGGGGCGGATGCCGTCGCCGTTGTCGATGGCGCGCACTGTGTCATCGTGCCACTTGTCCCACTCTTCGCGCGCCTTTTCAATCAGCTTCACGCCGGGGATAGCGGCGCGGCGCGCTTCGCGTTCCCTGCCGATTCGGGCGGCTTCTTCGCGCTTCGCGGCTTCTTCCGCGTCGCGTTCCGCCTTTTCCTCCAGCAGGATAGCCTTGATTTCCTGCAGGGCGGCAGCATCAGGGCGCGGCATGGATTTCATCCAACCTATCACATGCAGCATTCCGGCATGTGCTCCGCTGGTGACGATTTCAAACTCAAATTTGGGGTTGTCATACAGCTTTTTTGCAGCAGTGGACAGCTTCGTGTAGTTTTCGGGCTTCATTCTCATGTGGAAAGCTCCTTTCTGCCCTTGTAAACTTCGGGACGGGTGCATGGTTATTTTTGTTCGTCCTGCTGATAAACATCGTTGATTTCGTTAGTTTCCAGCACATCCCAATCGTCGTATTCGATGCTGTGCGCTGTCAGAATCACAGCACCGTGGATTCCGTCCTCATATACTGCGAGCTTATCATACATTGCTTTCGCGGCGCTGTAACTGCTTCCATCGTAATAAGCGCCATCACAAGCGGCGATAAAACTGCGGTAGCCCTCACGGATTCCGTCAGGGACTTCGAGTTGCACAACAAAATGGTCGTACTGACTTTCTACGTCCAACTTACGAGTTTCTTCCATTTTTCTTACCTCTTTCTGTCTGGGGCTTTGTTTTTTGTACCGCCCGCCTGACACTATGTATTATAGCACATACTGCCGTATATGTCAAGGGGCAAATCACATTTTTTCGAGATTTTTTGCAAGAAAATCGCGCACCTTTCGATGCGCGACCGCCTCATTCCGCGCTCTGGATTTTCCGCTCCGCGTTACCAATCACGCGGAAGACGTGTTGCTCAGAATACGCCAGATTGTAGCTGATTTCCCGGACACTCCTTCCCTCCAGATACCGCATCCTCATGCACTGCACTTCCAGCGGACTTTCCAGCGCATCTACCAGCGGCGCAAGCTCTTCGCGCATCCTGCACAACTCGTCCCAGATGGCTTTCTTGCGTTCCAGCGCCTCGACGCGATACAGCAGCCCTTCCTCCGTGCTGTTCATACTCCCGCCACCGCGCGGCGCGTCGCTGATTGTCCGCGTCAGCTTCTGCGCCCGGATTCGCGCCTGTTCTGCTCGCAAGCAAGCCATAGGATACCGCCTGATGAGATACCGCATCCGCTTTAAGTCAACCATTTTCCCCTCCCGCAACCGCTCACGATTATTTTACCCCTTCAAACGCCTTTACAATCGCTGTATACAGCGCCGGGCGAATCTGTCCGCTCATAAGCTCCGTGTACAGCATATCTTGTACCTTCTCGATTGCCCCGTTTGCCTCCTTCTCGCCGTTTAGCCGCCTGATTGCGTCCTGCGTCGCTCTGACTTTGTAGGCATCGTGGCGGCTTTTGCATCCGCGCGAAACGTTCCCCGCAAGCCGCTTGACGTTCTTTTCCAGCTCCTTCTCCAACCAAAAAGAGTACCGGATGTCATCGGTGTCCACCATTTTCTCACTCTCCGTCCATGTATCGCATAATTGCATCAATCGCTTCTTGGCAGCCCTTTGCTACTACGCAGCGGTAGCCCTCGGCGGCAAGCATTTTCATGCGCTCTTTCTGCGATGTCGATACTGTCCCGCCCTTGCGCCGCTTCATTTCTATAAAAAGCCCGTGTTCACGTCCGTTGGAGACGGGCAGGAAGATGTCAGGCACTCCTGCACGCGTCCCGGTTCGCTTCATCCTCGCGGCGGTTGCTTTGGCGCGATAACCGCCGTTCGGGATGGCGAACATCCCCTTCAGCCACGGCTTCGTTGCGCTTTGAGCATCTGCCCAATGAAAAAGGGCTTCCTGCTCTTCATCTTCCGTTGGAATTACATTGGCATAAAGAGAACGCCATGTAGTCCGCACTTTGGATTTGTACATTTTACCCATGCGCCTCCTTGTACATCAATCGTAGTATATCGCTTCATCACTGCGTTGCAAACCGGGCAGATTGTCAGTGCGTTCAGCCATTCTTGCCTTTCGACCATGCTGTACCTCCTTTCTGCGCCTTGATGCACATAGCAGCAGCCTGCACAGCTTCGCAAGCCAGCAGTGTAGCTGCCGCTGCTGTTTTGCTCGCGCGTACCTGAAACGCATCTGCATCATCCCGGCGATTTGCCAGCCACACGTCATTTGCCTTTTGTCGAACGCGCTGCATCTCTTCGTTGGCTTCCTCGATTTCCTCCCAGATGACGGAGAACGCCTCCGGCATGGAATGGAAAGTTTCGCCGTGCTCTTTCTGCGCTCGAAAAAGTTCGGAAAACACAACCGTCACAATCTCATCTCGCAATTCTCTCACAACCATCATCCCTCCTTATTGATAAATGCGCAAGCAACACATACCGTAGCCGCCAGCAGACACAGCAGACCGATAACCGTCATTGTCATCCCCCCAACCACGCCGCAAGCGCATCCGCTCCGGCGTACACCAAAATCGAAATGATACAGTTGACGAGCGCCAGCAAAACGTACACATACCACGGGCGCGTTTCCTTCGCCAGCAGGAAGCCCGTCACGCTCAGACCAATCATCATGCCGAAAAGCACCGCCTCTGGCAGCGTCACAGTTTTCATCAGCTTTCCTCCCACGGTGCGTTCGCCATCTCTTCCGGCGTGGGCTTCCGCAGCCAGCAGCGCCACGTCTCGCCGTAGGTGTAATCGGCGTACCATGTGCGTCCGCCGTCGAAATACATGCGGTGGCTTTTACTTTCCCAGTACGTTACCATTCGCGCACGGACGCACGGCTCGTCGTCCCCGTTGTTATCTTCAATCCATACGAGCATTCCTACGCTTACCACAAGTTCTTCAAGGGACAGCACACGGTTTTTGTTATCTTTCATCTTCGTCCTCCCACGGCGTGTTTTCCATTTCCTGCTCTGTCGGTTTTCGCAACCAACACCGTCCTTTTGACCAATCAATGTTTTCGTTACAGAGATTGATTGTTTCACATTCCCTGACATAAGCGTACATATCTTCTACCCATCCCGGCTCAAAGACCTCTCCGTCTCGCGATTCGCACCATATGAAACCGTTGTAGTATTTAAGTTCATCCAGCGTCAGCACCCGGTTCGGCTCTTCGTGGCGCTTCATAGCTGCTTTGTAAGCACCGGCTTTCGTGTGACGCGCCGGACTCTGAATGCCGCACGACGGAGTATTGCATTGATACCAATACATTTTCTCCTCGTCCGCGAAAAGTCCGAACAGCACGTTCTCGTTGTCCTCCAAGTTCATTTCCGCGCCACAGTACGGACAGCGCGGAGCAGGGTTATTTTCCTTATTCATCATCTTCTTCCTCCTTTGGCGCTTCCGGGTATGGCATCCAGTGCGTGATGCTCACAGGCTTGCCGAAGTACATTTCGTCACAAAACTCCTGCGTGTCTGGATGAGAGTACAAGTTGTTATAATTGCAATGTTCTTTTTCGTCGAAGCCAATAACATACATTCCTTTCGACGGCAGCACCTTGTCCACGGAGAACCATTCCGGGCGCGCGGCGATTCCACTTTTCCACCACATCCGAATACTTCTTTCCGCCGACGGCAGTTTGTTGGCAATGCAGACATAAGCAAATCCATTCTCCAGCGAAATACGGCATCCCCATCAAAATCATCATATTTTGAGCTTGGTATACATCAGGACTTCTTCCACAGAACGGGCACGGTTTCAGATTATAATCCTGCATTCTTCTTTCTCCTTTCGTCGTTATTCCACGCTCTCGCAGCTGCGGCTCTTGTTTTCCCAAGCTCACCGATATAGCCACAGTCCAGACATCTCACCTCAAAACCGGTACCGCCGAAGAATACACACAACATTTCCACATACTTACCTCCGCAATTCGGGCAAGGTTTTGGTTTTTCTCGCATTACGCCTATTCCTCCTTAACTTAGTCCTTTTTTAGGCAAGTATACCGCATGTGCGGCTTGTCGAAGCCAAGATGCACAAGCCCCGTTGCGCCGTTTCTGTTCTTCCTGATTCGGCACGTCTGCCACGTCAACCCGTTCGCTTGGCAATTGTGGTACATCTGCCATCTGTCGCTGTTCGCGTCCTGCGGCTCTTCCGGCTCGTGCAGGATGAGAAACACGTTCGCGTCCTGCTCAATCGCGCCGCTGTCTCGTGCTTGTGACATATCCGGCTCGCTTCTTGTCGATTTGCCGAATCCCTTTTCACTCTCGCGGTTGAACTGCGTCATGCAGAGCAGCGGAACGCCTAAATCCATCGCCATCAGCTTTAACTCGCGGCTGATTTGCGTCACCTCCTCCGTGCGGTTCCCGCACTTCTCATCTGCTCGCATGAGCTGGATGTAGTCAACCACAATCAGGCTTAGCCCCTCCTTGCTTGCCTTCATCTTCGCTGCCGCGTTGCGGATTTGCAAGGGGGTAACCGCTCTTTCCTCGATGGTGACTGGTAAATCTGCAAGCGCCTGATAGCAGGGCGAAATCTGCGCGAAGTCCTCCAATTCCATCTTGCCTGTGGAGATTTTCTGTAAGTCAACGCCTGATTCGTTCGCCATGAAACGCGCTGCAATTTCCACCGGGTTCATTTCCAGCGACACGAGTAGCACCCCGCCGCCATGCTCCGCAACGTACTTCGCCATGCAGATAGCAAGTGACGTTTTGCCAACACCCGGACGTGCGCCGATGTAGATTAGCTGTCCCGGCTTAAAGCCTCCGAGTATCACGTCAAGGTCTGCTATTCCGCTTGTTACCCCGTCCTTTTTGTCAAAAGAATCCGCAAGCATGAGCGACGCTTCGTGCATCGTCACCCCGTCGTTGACAGCGGCTGACGACTGTGCTGCCGCCGCGCAATCCGCTTGCAGCGCCGCAACCGACACGCCCGGATTTCCTACATCTTGCAGGATTTTTCGAGCCAGCGTCGCAAGTTCGCGGCGTTTCGTGCACTCCGCCAAAATCGCTATGTACTGCCGCGACATGATAGGCGAAATGCCCATTTGTACGCATTGCATCAAGAGGGCGGTATCTTGGAAGTCGCATTGCACTTCTGCATCCAGCGTTACAAGGTCAACCTGTTTTCCCTGCTTTACAAGACGCATAATTCCGCGCTGACAGGCTTGCATCTGCTTTAATCCGAACAAGCTATCAGACAGTGCGGCAACCTCTTGCGCTACGATTGCATCTTGCATCGCAAGTCCAATTAGGCTTTTTTCCGCGTCCTCGTTGATGTATGCGTCCATCTTTAACTACTCCATTTTTTCGCTATCTCTTCCAACTTTGTCCGTACCTCTGGATACCCCACGCTACTCAAAAATACATCTCTTTGTTTGACTTTCGGCGGTTCGTGCACTTCAATTTCGTCCGTACTTTTGATAAACCTTATCGGGTGCTTTTCCGCCTCAATCCGCGCTTGCTCTCGCTGCGCTTCCTTTTGTTTTTCTTTAGCGCGTCCGTTGATTACGCCTTTGAGGTATCTGATGTTAGGCTTTCCGGCTTCCCCGGCGATTTTCACGCATTCCAGCACCTCTTCCGCGCCGTTGTCCGCCACAAGCTGGTTGAGCGTCTCCATCGTCGCCGTTGTGTCGGGAAATCCCTGCCGTTGCGCTTCGTCCAGCACTTCGTTTGTGCCTTGCTGGATTTCTGCGGCTTCTTCGTCGCTGATGAAGGGTGCAGGGGTGTGCACTTCGTGCTTCTGCTCTGTTTCAGGGTTGAGCTGTGCCGGTTCAGGCTTCGCCTTTTTCGGGCGACCGCCAGCGCGTCCGGCTTCCGCCCTCTCCTCGCGAATTTTCATCACGCGGTCGAACTCGCGTTTGAGCGAAAGATAAACAAAGATGGCATTCCCTTCCGGCGCTTTGCTTTCCCCGGACGTTGCGTAATTAAGATACGCCTTGATTGCTTTTCCCGCTTCTTCGTCCGTCAGGTAGGAAAAATCTTCTGCCATGATTGTCTGAATCGTCACATACTCAAGCTCCATTTACTTTCTCCCTCCGTTAGAACGGCAAATCCTCATCGTATACCGGGGTATATTGCGCCTGTGCTGGCGGTTGCGCCGCTCCGCGTGCTTCCGTCTGCGGTGCATCCTGTTTCGCGCTGTCCAGAAACTCAACATCCTGCGCGAAAACTTCCAGCGTCGCGCGTGTGCTTCCATCGTTGGCGGTGTATGTGCTGACGCTAACGCTGCCAATCACACACACCTTGCGTCCCTTGGCAAGATACTTTTGGCACGTTTCCGCTTGCTTATCCCAGACGGATACCCGGAAAAAGTCTGCTTCCGCCTTTTCGCCCGGTTTCGCGCGGCGATTGACCGCAAGCGTGAAGTTGGCGACGCTCTTGCCGCTCTGCGTCGTGCGCAACTCAACGTCCCGCGTCAGATTCCCGATGATTATCAGCTTGTTCATTGCTTTTCCTCCCCAGTTTGTACAGCTTCGCTATTTTCTCGTCGATTTTGACGGGCTGGATGTGGTACTTTGCGTCAAAATCCGCCTGTGCCATCGTGTGGCACTCCGTGTGATGTACCCGGCAAAGCGGTTCGCACGTTAGCCCGATATGATTAATTTCTGTGCGGACTGCGCCCATGCCGACGCGCTCCCAGTGATGCAAGTCTGACGGTCTGCGTCCACAGACGGCGCACTGTTTGTGCATCACGCAAGCGTATATATATGCGCCGATGTCCTCCGCGTACTCCACAAGCGGCTGTTTTGTCGGAATGTCGTTTACCACGCAGAACTCAACAAGCCAATCAATATAGAGCCGTGCGGTTGTCATATCCACGTCGGACAGGCTGAATGCCTTGATTGCCTCGGCTTGCAGCTTGTCAATCCGCGCTCGCAGAAACTCCGCCTTGAGCATCGTGTTTAGGTCGCTTTTGTCCCCCTGTCCGATGTATCCCGTCGCGGCGGCAATCTCGCCAATCAGCGCCCACGCCTTGCGCCGTTGCTCTGGACTGATTGTGCGGCAGTCCTGCCAAAGCACCGTGACGGTATCGGATAAGTTTTCCGCATCGGGGCGGGCAGTCTGGATTGTCAGGCTGCCCGGCTGCTCGATGACCTTGCCGATTGTCGCAATCATGGCTCACTCCACGGCTCGCGTTTGGTTTCTTCGCGTGTCGGCTCTTTCTCCCAGCACCGCCACGTTGCGCCATAATCCTCTGTGTAGACGTAAAATGTACCAATGTCGATGTTGTAAGGTATAACGCGCCACGGGTATGCATCCGTTTTTAGCCATGCGCGAATCGGGATGTTGTCTCGCAGTTCAAGCCACAAGCGCGCCGTCTTTTGGTTCTTCGCGCTTGCTTCGGCAAACGTCAGAACGCGGTTTCGCGGCTTAGTCGTCATCGTCACTTTCTTCCTCCCTTGGCGGAAATTCTGAATCGCACGTCGGGCAACGAAACCGCGCTGTTCTTCTTTCCATATCGAGTACAACGTATTTCATCTCACCGTCGCAGTACGGGCATCTCGGCATAAATTCTTCTTTAGGCATTCTTTTCCCCCTCCCACAGCTTTTCCGCCCCTTTCTCCATGCGTTCTGCTTGAAGTTTGTAATAACGTTCCCGTGCAGCTTTACGGATTTTTTCTCTATTCGCTAAGTAATATTCGCGCTGCCGTTTTTGCAGCTCTTCCTTGTGCGCTTGATAGTAAGCACGCTGATATTCTCGATACGCTTCCCAACGTTCAGCCATTTGCGTCAGCTCGCTTTCCTGTGATAAACTCCGCCCTCGGCAGTGTCTCAATCCATGCGCAGAACGCCCTCCATTCCGGCAGACGGTGATTTCCACGCTGCTGATAGATGGTTTTGAGCTGCCGATAGTTGGTAGTCATTCGCGCCGTCAGCCGCAAGCCAACAGGCACGTTGTACACGACTGCAAGATACCGTTCCTGCGTTGGGGCTTCCTTGTACTCCTCAACCATCTTCTCGATAAGCTCGATTGTTTCACGGCGCACATAGTCGATGCACTTCTCGTCGATGTCCATGCTCATAATGCGGTGCATTGTGGACTGGCTCGATACAAAATCCAGAAAATGATACCGCTCGGCTTCCACCCACGCCTTGATTGAGAACGTGAGGTCGAACTGCACGACGATTCCAGTCAAAAACTGGTCGTGTCCGCTGCCAGCTAAACAGGTTGCAAGCGCCATCGTCCGCTCTGTGACTTCCGCGCTGCAATTCTCCGTGTCGGTTGCCATCGGATAGTGGCTTGCCTTTATACTCGACGCAAGCCCCATGATTTCCACGTTGCTGACTACATTCATTTTCTTTCCCCTTTCTCAATTCGCTCCACCATATCAAACGGGTCGTCGAAATCCAGCCGGATTCCCGTCTTTTCCAATACCTCATCAATCAATTCTGCCGTTGTGAAGTACGCGCCGGGTTGCAGATATTTTTGCGTTGCCGTCAGCATCCGATAAATCCGCCTTGCGCCAAATCCGAACTCTTCCTTCATCGCAAGGCACATTCCGGCGAAAATCATCTTGATTGCGTGGCGTTCCGCGTCCTTCGCTCCTCGCTCATACTCGCGTTCGTAGCCTCCCCGCGCCCTCATGATGCTCTGTGTGGCGTGGGTCATGTCCCTCGCCGCTCTTCTGCGTTCTGCCCGATTCATCATGATGCCTCCCGGAAATTAGCTTTCACCGCGTCCATCATCGCCTTTGCGTCCGCCATCGTCATCTCTTTCGTCGGAATGTTGCGGACGATGTTTGCTTCCACAAGCGCGGCGCGAACTCTGCTCAACTCCTGCACATCCATGCCAATGTTTCTGCACTCGCGCTTGATATAGTCCGCCGGCGTTTCCGTCTGATTCTCTACTGGCTTGCTCTGCTGCTGCGGCTGCTGCGGCTGCTCCGGTTTCTTCTGCGTCTCGGTCTCGTGCTTTGTCTCGTAGCTTTCACCGTCCGGGTCGGTCATCTCCTCTGTCGGGATACAAAACACTTGGAACAGCGCGTATTTGTAAGCAATCGCCATTGCCTTGTTGCTTGCCTTGTCGCCGCTGTCCATGCCCTCACCCAGCGTCACCGCCTCGATGAAACTGCCGTCGGTGGCATAGAAGCGGAACGCGATTTTGAGGAGACTGTACCGCAGTTCTCCGCCTTTCGCCGTTACCTTGATTTCTCGCGTCTGCTCCAAAACCTGTGGAACAGTGAAAATCTTGTTTTTCGTCAGGATGGGCTTCAAGGCGTTCATCACATCGTCGATGCCGCGGAACTTAAAACCCTGCTGCTGGTTGTACTTGTCCTTGCCGATTGCGGAAATGTCCGCCATCGCCGCGCTGATTGCGGCGTAAATCTGCCCGTTTTCCATGACTTATTTCCTCCCTATCATGCTTCTCATTCTGTCGGCGGCGGCTTTCCGCTGTTCCTCCGTCATATTTACGCGCTTCGGCGGCGAAACTTTCAGCCACTTCGCCGGGACTTTACAATACAGGCAACCGTGATTTTCCTGCGGCGTTTTCACAATCTCGACTTCCTCCGGGTGTGCGTCTCTCAGTCTCATGATGCGCGTGATAAGCCACTTCTCATCCGTGGAAATCCACATCGTTTTGTCCGTGTACTCCAAGCACGTTTCCATTGTCGTCCTCCTATCAGCACTCGTACCATCTCTGATACTGTTCGTTGATGTACTTCTCCCAGCGCCAATCCTCTCCCGTTCGGCTGGCTTCATCAACCCTTCGCACGGACTTCCTGCACCCTCGCGGCACTTCGTCCGGCTGGATGCGCTCGCAGTCGCAGCGCTCTCCGCTGTCCAGATATGCGCCACATAGGCAGCAGCGTCTTGCCATTTGGCTCACCCCTTCTGCACCGCAAAAACCGGGGCGCGCGGGATGATTTTGATGCCGGGAACGACTTCGCCCGTAATTTCGTCAATCGCCTGTCCGTTGTTTTCTGTAATCAGCCCTTTCAGCGCAGTCCATTTCAGCTTTGGCACATTCTCCACGCAGGACGGCGCATTCTCGGCGCACCACGCGATAATCTGTGCATCGTCGCGCTCGTACTCCGGCGCTTGCGCCTTGCGAACAAGAACGCCGCTCGGCAGCCTGTACTTCTCGCTGGTCTTCGTCGCCTTGTGCGGCACGGTGTCGAAGTAGCTTTCCAGCAAGGCGGTGAAGTAGGCAATCCGTTGCTGCGTGATCTTCTCCACTCGGTCACTTTGCTTCTTGTAGTACTCTTTCCACATCTTCGCGGCGTTTTCCGTCTCCATGATTTTTCGAATTGCCCAATCCGCCTTCTGGTCGTTGTCGATGACAACCCCCGCGCGTTCTTCCTGTTCGTTTTCCTCGATTTCGTCGACAAACTGCTCCATATATGTTGACTTCCTCTCTTTTTTGTGTTAGAATGTAAGTGGCTTAACCGCCCCTTACCCTTTCTGTCTGCTCGTGCCGCGCTTTGTACCCGCGTCACGGGCGCTTTTTTTTATGCACGTCTCCGGGCAATTGTGCCGTCAGGATTCATCAGCCCGCGCGCAACAAGGTCGTTGCGCTTCTTCCGCTGGCGGATGACCTCGTTCTCCTGCTCCTGCGTTGGGTACCGCTTGCGCCGCTCCATCTCCTGCTCAAAGTCGCTGACCGTTACGCGGATTGTTTCGTGCGCCCTGCCGCCGATGCAGATGTGCGGCATTTCGCGCATAAATTTTCGGGCGCTCTCCTTGCTGATGCAGAGAATTTCGGCGACGCGCTCGGTGTTGAGGTACTGCGTCATTTCGCGCCACTCCTTTTCTCGATTCTCGCAAGTGTGTCGGACAGGCAAGCAACCGCCTTTTTGATTAACTCGACGTACTTGTCGCGGTTCATCAGGTTGTCGATTTTTCCGTCGTCGCTCACGTCGCGCTCAATGGCTTCCTGCAATCGCAGGATGTCCTCTATTGCGTACCGATTCCGCAGGACACTTCCCATCGTGGTTGTGTTGCTAATTGGGCTGTAATGCCGCCGATAACTGTCGCTGTGTGAAAGCATCCAGCGATGCCACAGCATAGGGCATTTGTACAGCTCCTCAAGCTGGTCGATAACTTCCGGCGACGGCTCTGCTTCGTCTCCTTCCCAGCGGCGGATGCACGATTCCGATGTGTGGATTTCCTGCGCAACTTGCCACAAGCGCAGCCCTGCTTGCTCTCTGGCGGTTCGCAGCTCATAACCGCGAAATTCCGGCATTTACTTTGCCCCCTTCTGTGCTATCATTTCCGTAGGCGCAAGGGCGAAAGCCGTCGCGATTCCCTCCGCGATAAAGTTGCCCTGTGCGTCAATCTCCCCCGCCTGATACCGCCCCGTCTCGGACAATGCGCGGCTATACGCCCGCTCAAACGTCAGCTTGGTGATGTCGTCCGGCGTGTTGATGCCCGCCATATTGCAGACGGCGTCGTAGACAATCCGCATTGCGGCGCTGTCTCCAAGATGGTTGCGAATCTGCTTGACGATTACCGCGTCGATGGGACACCAGCGCAAGCCTTCTCCTTCCTCCGGCTGCATCGTTACCCCGGTTGCTCGCTGGAAGTCAGTCATTCCAAAGCGCCCCCATCTTGTCGCTGATTTCTTCAAGCAGCTTATTCATGATGTCTCCGTAGACAACGTAGGCATCAAATTCGCCGGGGAAAACCTTCTGAAAGGCTCCGTAGTCCTTCACCTTCCCGCTCCGTACGTCCATCCAGATAATCTTCCAAATGCGGTCGGCGGTGCGCTTGCTATCGCAAGCGTTGTCGAGTTCGCGGATGATGCGCGGCGCATTGAGCCGCAGCGTGGTTTCCATTATGTGCTGCTCAAAGAGTTCCTTCCTGGCTTCCTCGTCCGGCACGATTTTCTCAAGATTCAGGATTTTCATTTTCTTTTCCCTCCCTTAGACGGCTACCGCCGTCTTGTCCATCTCGTACTTAACCGCCAACAGCAGGGCTTCCATTACGGCTTCATACGCGCCGTATGCCTCGCTGATATAGTCCCAGCTTCCCAGCTTCGCAAACTCATCGCGCGTCATGGCTTTCAGCTTACGCGCACTCTGGCGGATGGCGAAAATCGTCTTGTTCGCGTCACCGCGCGACACGCAATCGCCAAGGCACTGGCTTTGAATGTCCTTGCCGTACTCGTCCAGCAGACGGTTCGCGATTCGCACCTTGATAACTTCATCGCTCATTGTGATACCCCTTTCTATCCTTGCGCTTTTCGCGCTGTTAGTCGATGAGTTCCCACCAATTCACGCCAAGCGTCGGCGCAAGCCTCTTTGCGGTGTTTGGTGTTACGTTCCTTTTGCCGCTATCAATCAGCGACAACATGGATTCGGAGATTCCCGTGATTCTGGCGATGTCCGCCATTTTTAACCCGCGTCGTTCTGCAAATTCCCGGATATTTGACAACTTTTCTCCCTTCTCCGACTTTACAACCGGTAAAGTTTTTTCGCTAAAAAATTGATTTTCTTTCTTCTTCGGGAGGTGGTGTTTGATTTTTCACCCGTCCCCGTGTTAGACTACTTGTGCAGGATTCTGTTTTCGCCGTTCCCCGTGCGGGGAGCGTGGATTGAAATTACGCTGATGTAGGTTGCTACCTCGCTAATCAGCCATAGCGCGGCGATGAATACGATGCTCAAGCCCAAAAAGACGAATCCTGCCGGGTCTGCGTGTGGCATCTCCGTGTCACTCCTCTCTCCGTAATAGTTCCCTATGGGAAGTGTGAAATACGTCCTCCAGCGCTACCAACACTTTGTAGGACGGGTCACGCTTCCCAGTCTCAATCATGCACAGCATTGGTACATTCACACCGACACGCTGCGCAACGCTTTCGCGCGACCAACCGTTTGCTTCGCGCATCCGTTTCAGTTGCCTGTACATTGCTCTCCCTTCTTGCTTGAGGTAATTTCTTGACTTACCTCTGATAACATTATACATTCACTTTGCGTAAATGTCAAGGGGTAAACCATGTTTTCACGCGAAATTTTTTCTTCTCGACTGACTAATCTGTGTAAAGAAGCTGGTATTACAAACGCGGCGTTTGCCGATTCCTGCGGCATCACTCCCGGTGCGTTGTCGATGCTCCAAAAGGCAAATCGTTCGCCAAGTGTCGAACTCCTTTGCAAGATGGCGGACTTGCTCGGCGTGACGGTTGACTACCTTTCCGGCAGTGACGGTGCGCCGTCTCCCAAAGAAACGGACACGCTCTACTTGGAGATTTCCGCGCTTGCTCCGTCCGACCGGGAAGAAGTCATGCGGTACGCTCGATACGTCCGGGCGAATCCGCGCAAGTGAGGTGATGTACCGTGCCGTTCCCGGAAATTCTGCTTGCGCTTCGGCTCTCGAACGGGCTGACCCAGCAGCAACTTGCAGAACGCGCCAACGTCGCAGAGATAACAATCCAGAACTACGAAGCTGGAAGAAGCAACCCCGTGCCGACGCGGCTTCTCGCAATCGCTGATGCTCTCGGTGTTTCGCTCGATACGCTCGTTGGACGCGATGAGAATGCGTTCTCGCCGCCTGACTTCGACCCGCTGATAGAACAGGTAAAGTCTCTTTCCGCGCTCCAGCGTGCGGATGTGATGAAGTACATCGAGTTCATCAAATCGCGCTCCTGATGCGCGTTTGCGCTGGACAACACTCTACAAGGGCAAAAGCGGCGCTCTGAGCGCTTCCAGCCCGTCAGGTGAGGAAATACCAGTCCCGACGTGCAAGCGCTCCTGCGGGCGTTTTTGTGCGAATTAGACGTTGCTTTCGCGCAAAGCCCTTTTCGCTTCTGCCTGTGTCGCCCAGACAACCGTTACGCAGCCGGAACGCTGGACGTGCGTCTTGATAGGCACATACCCGGCGTCGGCTAATATGTGCATATCCCGCGCGGTTGTCCGCCGCGTCGTGATGGTGTACTTCACCCGGTTCTCGATGTTGGGCGGATTGACGTGGTACACTACTTTTCGCTCCCCTCAATGGCGTGCTGGATGATGTGAATCATCTGCTGGTTGACGCTTCGGTTTTCGCGCTCTGCAAGGACTTGCAGCTTGCGATGAAGCCCCGCGCCCATCCGCAGTGTGACTTTCCGGCTGTCTGCCGTCATTGTGCCGTCACCTCTCTTTTATTATATAGTGCCGTCACCTTGCTGTCAAGGTGCTGACCGAAATTTTTTTGAAGGTGGTGATTTCCTTGCCGTCCGACCTCCCGAAGTTTACGCTCCGCACTGACAAGCAGACGCTTGACAAGTTCCGCGTGGTTGCGCAAAAAAACCTGCGAACCGTCAACCGCGAATTGGAGATGCTAATGCGTCAGCATATCGCGGACTATGAGGACAAGCACGGCGAAATCGTCCTCCCTCAAAATCAGGAATGATTGCTATGCAGTCATATCCTATGCAGGAATGGAGGTGAGTATGCCTTGCTTGCGTCAGAATATCGCCTCTGCCGTGACTTTCAGCGCGGCAAACAGCTTTCGGCGGAACAACTTGCGCGGTTGCGTTCATCTGGCTTCTTGGAGCAACCGCTATGCCCCGCAGACATTGAAGCACGTCCACCGGACTATGTACCGCAGCTAAACCGTCACGCTCTGGAAGAGATGGAACGGTATCGGTCAGGTCGCTTTCGCTTATTGCTCGAAACTTTTGATTCGCTTCTGCATTTCTTTGATTCGAGGTTCTAACTGCCGTTTGCTCTGATACACGTTCACACCTCCAAGACACGAAAGGGGTATCACGATGAAGAAGTTTGTTTCCGTCCTGCTGGTTCTCTGCTGCATGATGGCTTCCTGCGTCGCATTTGCCGAAAGACAGCCGACGCAGGATGGACTTACAGATACGCAGGTTATCGAATTTTTATCCATCCTTGATGATAGCATTTTTGACTCTGTATCTATATCGTCGAACATGGACAACTTTGACGTTAAAATTATCCATGACGATTTTGTTACCTACAAAAACTGCTACCCGTCCGCTTTTCAAGGGCTTATTGATGGATATACTTCGCTTTTTGTCCAGTTTGCACGCGATATTTGGCTTAATTATAGCACCAATTCACAACTGACGGTAAAGTTTGTTGACGTTACAGATAAGCAAGAGTCGGCGTATTATACATTTACCGCATTCAATGGTAAATTTTCGTGTAACACGCCTTATGTTGCAATCAGCAAAAACAACAACTATGTAAAAGCCGGAGCGAACCCTGCGATACTTCGCGAACTTATTGACACCTACGGGGTTTTTAAGGATGACTACATGATTGTATACTCTGCGGATTCCGGATACTCTATCATTACTGATTCAATTTACCCAAGCATATTTACTGACTTGTTAAATGATAGAGATTCCGCCTCATTGAATCAATGCTTGGAGTTCCAGAAGTACCTTTTATCAAAGCTGGTGGACAGGCTACCTTGCGACAAAGAGAAGCTGAAAATCACTGTTTTATTTCAAGACCCAGATAGTGATGGTTATATCGGCTATATCGGGTACGATTGCGGAAATATCTCCGGTCTCATCGCGCCATCCTCAACCAAATAACGCCCTGATGTCCACTCCCCCCAGCGCGTCAGCAATGCGAATCGCTGTCGTAACGTTGGGGGTTCGCTGTCCACCCTCGTATCGCTGAAACGCAAGCGTCGAAATGCCAACCTCTTTTGCAACGGCTTCCTGCGTCTTTCCGCAGAGCTTCCGTGCTTCAACCATCCGAACGTTTCTCAACCTTCGCCCCCTCTTTCCGCATAACCGTTCGGTAGTCTTATTATAGCACTACCAAACGGTTATGTCAAGCGTTTTTTGGAGGTGCTTCATGGATTTTCCTGGACGATTAAAGTATCTGCGTCATGAGCGCGGGTTGACGCAGAAACAAGTCTATTCTGCCGTTGGAATGTCAGCATTGGGCTACCAGCGTTATGAGTACGGCGAACGCTCGCCGTCTTTTGATTGCCTGATAGCCCTCGCCGACTTCTACGGCGTGTCGCTCGACTATCTTGTCGGGCGCTCCGATGACCCCACGTTCACGCCGTCCGCCGGAACTATCCCTTGCTCCTCCAGCAAGGACTGAATCACCTTTCGCGCTGTCAGCGTCCACATAGCGAACAGCCGCACGGTGCCGTTCTCCGTTTTGACGGGCTTGTAAGTCGCCATGTCGGCAAAGTTCCCGGCGACCACCCAAGTGCCATCGGAGCGCTGTATCTGGATACCAGCGCGGAACAGCGCCTGATTAAACTCGCGTGTCGTCATGCCGTACTGCATCGCCAGCTTTGCCGTGCTAATGGGCTGCGTGTCCGTGATGTTTACTGTCGGCACGTCCACCTTCTCGCTGTAAACCTCAGGAAACGCCTCTCTGACTGTGCATCCGAGGGCTTCGGCAATGAGCTTCATCGCGTCAACCGTTGGGCTTCCCTGTCCGTTGGCGTATCGGTAAATAGTCGTCTTCGATATGCCCGCCTTTTCGGACAGCGCGGCGACGCTGATGCCCTGAACCCCGGCGACGTGGAGAAAGTGCCGCAGCTTCTCAGCCATCGACCTCACCCCCGAAAAGGGCTTCGACCGTCGTGCCAAGCGCACGGGCAAGGCGGATAGCGATATAAATCGTAGGATGCCTTTCGTCCCGCTCGTAGAGAGAGATGAGTCCCTGCCTACACCCGACGAGTTCCGCAAGCTGCCCTTGCGTCATGCCTTGATTCTTGCGGAACTCACGCAAGCGGTTAGCCATCGTGCCACCTCCATATGTCAAAGTAAATTTATTTCACGTCTGTATTATATTTCTTTCAGTCCTATTTGTCAAGAGGGTGAAAGAAAAAAAGTGTGGTGTAAATATATGGTTTTGTCGGAACGTCTTGTAGAATTGCGCAAAAAAAAAGGCGTCAGCCAACGAGCTGCCGCAGAAGGTATTGGAATCCAGAACGCTCAATTGAGCGGGTATGAACGTGGTGCGAACGAACCGTCCGCCGCTATGCTTGCCCGCCTTGCCGAGTATTACAGCGTGACCACCGACTACCTGTGCGGACTGTCCGACAACCCGCAGGGAACGTCTGACCGCCCGATTCTCGACGCAACCTGCGAGGCGATTATCGCCAAGCTGATGGGTGCGCCGGATGACGTTGTGCGCGAGGCGATGGACTACGTTGAGTATCTCACCGCGAAAGCAGAACGTCGGATGCGGCAGGAGCGCAAGGAACGCGATAGCTTAAAGCGCATGGCGGACAAGGGGGATGCTGAAAAGGGCGAACCATGATGTCCCCGGCGCAAATGTCGGAAACAGGAAAACGAGCGGCGAGAAAGAATCGCACGTCCCCGAACGCCTGAGAGCGGCAAGCGCGTGAGGACAAGCAGGAGAACCAGCAGAGGAGCAGAGCGAAGAAGCAAGATGCCATGATTATATGCCAGATTGCCCCGCTTGTCAAGCCCCCCTGCTGATTTTTTTGTTGGGCAAAAACGGCTGTGAGAACCATTTGCGTGATGCCGCGAAAATGGTCTGCCCCGTGGCTATCAATTTTGCGAAGGCGCGAAGATGACCATGCTGCGGATGCCCGCAGAAAGGTGCTGGATAAAAAAAGACCACCGCCGCTGCCACCACCACAAGACCACCGCCCGTCCCTCTCCCCTCCCGCTTCTTCCCCCCTTTCCCCTCTTCCCCCCATACCCCCTATTACTCTATACCCCCTATTATCCCCCTACCCTACTCTGTCGAGTATGTGTTCTTGTGGTGGTAGTAGTGGTCTTTTATTATATATTATTTATATATACATACTTGTGTTGTATAGCTGCTTATATTATTATATATCCATACTTGTACTATATAGCAACTTATATTATACTGTATGATAATATATATTATTATTACACACAAGTATGTATTATAATATAACTATGTCGCGCGCGCGAGACAACAAACGCCACTTGTAAAACGCGGAGATTATTAGCGCCGAATAGCACAAAAAAATGTGCTAAGCAAAAATAATTCTGCTATTAATTTTTTAGCTGTGCTATTTTTTTAATAGCAAAAATAATTCAGCTATTTTTTTAATAGCTAAGCTATTTTATTTTTAGCATAGCTATCGCATTTTGCGAATTTTTGCGTTAGCGTGGCGCAAAGCCTTGCAATCACTGTATTTCAGGCGCTTTTGCAAAATATGAAGCGCATCATTTTCTGACTTTCCCTGACCTTCATGGGTGTTGTTTGACCTTTCCTGACTTTCGCATTCGGAAAAATAGAATAGCAAATGATAGCATAGCTTTTCTTTGCTTAGCTTTGCTTTCTTTTGCTTTTGTTTGCTTTCGTTTGCTTTCGTTTGCTTTCGTTTTGCTTTCGGATTCGATGCTCTCCGCAGTTCATATTGTTTATGTATTCATAACGTTTTCTCTGCAAAAATTTTCTTTTCCAGCCACGCGAAAAATTCAGCTTGCATGTCATCCGGCAGTTCCTTCACCTTCTCGACGAGCGTTTTAACAACAAACTTTTTATCAAAAACAGGCATATTTTCCTCTCCAGTCGCGTATTTTTTATCGTCCACCGCAATACCATATGCTGACGCGCCGCGATATATGACTAAAAATTTTCCGTGCGTTTGCAAAATGTTTTCAATTTGTTCACAATTTACGATGGCACTTTGCCGCGTTTTGCGGCACAATGAGAGAAAAGGAGTGATACACTTGCCACGGCAGACACTAAAAAAGCGCCCAGACGGGCGTTACGTTTGTAAATATAAGGGGTTCTCGTTCTACGGACGAACGCAATCCGAAGCCCTTGCCGCCCGTGAAGAGTACAAAAAGCAGGAAAAATACGGCAGGAAACCGCGGGAGAAGTACACGTTCGCGGAGTACGCGGCGGAGTGGCTGCCGACGTACAAGAGCGAGGTGACGGCGAAAGTGTATGACGACTATGTGGCAAGGCTTAACAAGATAGCGTCAATCTTGCCAAAAGTTGAGATGCGACTAATTACGCCGTCGGACATACAACGGCTATATAACGCATTCTCTAATTATTGGGATTCCACGCGAAAGAAGGTGGCAATGACAACAAAAGCAGTTTTCCGAGCTGCGTTAGGGGATGGAATTATAGTAAAAAATCCATGTGAAAACATCAAGCCAGCAAAGGGTAAAGCGGGGACACATCGCAACCTCGAAGATTGGGAAGTGACGCTCATCGAAGATACATACCAGGAAACGCCAATGGGATTGTATGCTATGGTGATGCTGTATGCAGGGTTGCGACGTGGTGAAGCTCTTGCTCTCAACGTTGACAGGGACGTAGACTTTTCCTCTGGAGTAATCCATGTTCGGCATTCGCTACGTTTTGAGCATTCTAAAAGTATCATAGTGCAGCCCAAAACCAAAGCGGGTGTTCGCGATGTTCCTTTATTTCCGCCGCTGCGGGAAGCCCTAACCGGCAAACACGGAAACGTTTTTTCCTTGCCAGCCGGAAAAAATATATCCCTTGGGCTTTGGAATGCGGAATGGCAGAGATACTTGCGCTTTCTGTCAGCGGTTGCGCAAAAGGAAGTTGCGATCCGTCAGCATGATTGCCGACACACGTTTGCTACAATGTTATATGATGCAGACGTTGACGTAAAAACAGCCACAAAGTGGATGGGGCACGCAAACGAGATGATGATAATGCGTATCTATGCACACCTCACGGAGAAGAAGGAAGAAAGTGCCATCGAAAGGATGGAAAGTGCGCTTGCTAAGCGCCCAAGTAGTCAAAACGGTAGTCAAAAAATCAGGAAAGCGCCTTGAATTGCTGTATTCTCAACGGATTCACGATTTTTTGATATTCCCATATCAGGAATATGCTTTTTTTAGGCGAGGTTTCAGGATTCTCAGCAGTCCCTTGATAATGCTTGATTATAGCGCAATCAGCCGGAATATACAATCCCCAGATTCGCAATTTTGACTCTCTTTCCGTCGCACGAAGTAGTCAAAACGGGGGTCAAAAAATCCCCTCCATATTGCATTCATGGAGGGGATTTTTGTCAAGCGTTTTTCTGCGAGATAATCTGCGCCCACTTCTTTGCATCCTGCACGCGCTTTCGTTCCTCCGGCGTGTTGACGCTGATGGAATGCAGCGCCGTCTCCACTTGCTGGATGGTCGGAACTGTGTCCAAGTCCGCGCTGTGCGTCATAAGGACAACCGCATCCCGGCGTTTCTTGTCATCGGCAGATTCCTGCACGCTCTGTGCATCTGTTTTCGGGGCTGACCGCGTGGCGAGGTACTCACGCACTGTAATCAGCGCCGCCAAATCGCGGATGTTCTGCGGATTGTTGCCCTCTTCGATTGCCTTCTCAATCTGCCCATCAATCCACGTCAGCGTGACCACGCAGCCAGCCCCCTTTCCTTTATGCTTCTTTCAGTTCTTCCAGCGCCCGCCGAATCACGTCACGCTTCCCCGGCTCGATGGTGCGCATCAGTTCTTCCAACTCGTCCATCAGGCGCTTGTCCGTGCCGTCGTGGCGGCTGTACCGTCCGCGCATATCGCGTCCGCGGCGGCTGTATCGGTCATCGCGGTACATACCGTCATAACTGCCACGCGCTTCCCAGTCGCCGCCGTTATTGCTGTACCCGTCCGCTTCCAGCATCTCAATCTTGTCGATGTTTTTGATGGTGTCCGTCAGCTTGTGCACAGCTTCAAGGTCGCCAGCAGACATATCCTGCTTTTCCGCAATCTCTTGCAGCTCTTCACAGAGTTTCTCTTTAAGTTCATGCAGATATTTCATTGCGTTTCTCCTTTCCTCACGCAACCCGCGTGACAATCAGGTTGGCATTCTGCACGTTAATATCAACGCCGGATGTGTTTTTGACGGAAATCGTTGTGCAGCATCCAGCCGGAACATCGACAAACGTATCAACACTGACGTTTTGGTATTGAGCCGCCGCCGCAGGGGTGACGATGGCGGTAGAAGCCGGAAGCACCTCACCCGCGATTGCAAGCGCAACAGAGATAGCTCCGGCAGTGCCGCCCGTCGGAATGGCGATATTGCCGCCAAAATTGACGCGGAAACGTGCGCGGCACTGTCCGTTGGTGATGCCTCGCAGCGTCACGATGCCAGAGCCTTCACGATGGACGATGCAGCGCGTGGCGCAAACGGGCGTTGCAGTAAAAAGGACGTTGTTGCCATTGGCGACGGTTTGAGCCGCCGCCGCAGTATATTCAGCCATAATTTTCTCCTTTCAGCGGCAGGGCGCGAATCAATCAACGCCCCGCCGCTTTTTCAGTTGCCGTTTGTCGGCTCATCCTGCACGGCAGGAAGCTGTCTGGAGCTTAACCAGCGCAATACTGCGCCTGATTGCAGCAGAACGGGTTGGCTACCGTGTACGCCGGGACAGGGCAAGGACGAATCGTATTCACCAGATACTGGTTCTGTGCTGCCTGAGACGCGGCGAGCTGCAAGCCGAAAATCTGCTGATTCTGCGCCGCAATCTTCTCGTCCTTCGCCTCGATGCGCTGTGCCGTCAGTGCGTCAATCACCGCTCGGGCGTTAGCGTTGGCGTTGTCCAAAATGTCGCGAACGCCATTCTGAATGGTGTTGCGAGTGTCGCAAGCCTGAGTGGCAAGGTTGTAGTTTACGCCTTGAATCGCCGTCTGCGTCTTGCAGCAGCAATCCGCCGCCTGTGCCTGCATCGCGTTAAGCTGCTGCATGAGCGCGGTCTGCTGATTGGCGCGGGAGAGTTCCGCCTGCGCAAAGCCGTTAGCCATTTGCATCTGTACGCCATTGGTGAGCTGCGCCTGTGCATAGAATCCATCACACAAGCCGTTGTTCACGTTGTCGATTTTCCGCTCGATATTGGCGAAGTCGGAGGTGAGAACGTAACCGTCTACGGCAGAACCCTGTCCACCGTTGCGATTGCCAAAGCCGCCCCATCCGTTATTGCCCCAGCCGCAGAAAACGAAGAGGAAAAGGATGATAATCCAGTATGCGCCATTGCCACCGAAGAAGCCGTCGCCGTTCTGGTTGCTGTTTCTGCCGGAAAGCAGAGCCACGTCAGAAGCGGAGAGTTCCGAAGTCATGCTCATTGTTTTTCTCCTTTCGGATTTTTGAAGTATATGCTAAATTGTTGCGCAACAATGATAGCCAAAGTTAAGAACCGAGGAACGATTGAAACATTTGCGCTGCCTGTTGCAGCTGATTAAGCTGGTTTTGTGAGATTTTGCCGGATGCAATCAGCTTGCGAACCTCCTGCTCCGGGTCGCCCTGAAACGTCGCGCGAAACTGCTGAAACTGCTGCATCATCCGCTGGAAGTCGCCAATAGCTCCGGGCATCTGCCCGCCGCCGAGTGCGTTAAACAGTGGGTTCATCCTGCGTTACCCCCTTCTTCTTGCGCCCTTCCAGCGCTTCAAGGCGTTTCGTCAGCGTATTGAGTTCGTCCCGCGTCACATACTCCGGCGCGTCCTGCGCGCTGCTGGATGGCTTTACGGATGCGTTGCGCTCCGTGTAGTCAAACGTCCGCATGGACGGCATTCCCGCCGCGTCCGCTGACTTGATGTAAAACGTCTGCTTCTCGCTATCCATCAGCAACACGCTCGCACCATTTGCGACAAGGTAGCTCTTCGCTCCGGCTTCACCCTGCACCCAAATCAGTCCGTTGCTCGACGGCTGCGCTTGCTGCTGCATCATCGGCTGTTGCGCTGCTCGAAGCTGCGCAAGTTGGTCGGGCATTGCCGTCTGCTGCGCGTTATAATACGGAATCTGTGGATAATATTGTGGATAACCATACGCCATACATCAATCCTCCCCCTTCCAGTAGTACGCTGGTATTTCCGCGCCGCTGTCCCATGCGTCGTACCAATCGCCGTCTACGGCACACACAACGTGGTCGCCGATGCCGAGGACGTACACCCCGCGCGGATGTTCACGGCAGAAATCCGCGACGGTGTAGCAGATTGGACAAGTATCTGGCAGGGCGTGGCGCGTGAATCCGCGCTCATGCAAGTAGCGCCACCATACGTGATTGGCGTTAGGCATATCACCGCAGTCATAACCCAGCGCACAGAGCGCCGCATAGGTGCTTCCCCACGTCTCCCCTGCCGCTTTTGATGCTGCACGGACAGCGCAATCCCCGACACGCAAGCCGCGCGGATTAGGGTTGTAGTGGATATACACCGCACCACCTCCTACTGATTATAGTATAGGCGATTCTGGCGGTTGGGAAATGCAGACAAAACGCTGGAAAGTTGCAAAAAAACTTGCGAAAAATCTTGAGAAGGTATTGACAAGGTATATAGCTTGTGATATAATAAATAGTGTCAAGGGGCGGTAAAAAAAGAACCCCGGACAGAAAGAGGTAAGAAAAATGGAAGAAACTCGTAAGTTGGACGTAGAAAGTCAGTACGACCATTTTGTTGTGCAACTCGAAGTCCCTGACGGAATCTGTGATGGCTATCGCAGTTTTATCGCCGCTTGTGACGGCGCTTATTACGACGGAAGTTCCTATAAATACGACGGAAGTTCCTATAAAGAAGCAAAAGCGATGTATGATAAACTCGCCAAATACGAAGACGGCATACATGGTGCCGTTATTTTGATAGCGCACAACATCGAGTGCGATGATTGGGATACGCTGGAAACAAACGAAATCAATGATGTTTATCAGGACGAAGAATAACCATGCACCCGCCCCGGCGGACCGCACAAAAATCCAAAGGGGTACGTGTGACACTTGTGTAAGAAATCAATGAGCGGATAAGGTGGTAATGCGCATGTGGTATAGGCAGGAGTACAGCATCACCGGGACGAAAGGGCATATAGTCCATTGGAACGGGAAGGATTACACGCTTGACGAGGATGTGACATATGCGATTGATGAAAATCGAATGCGCGAATGTGGGCGAGACCCGGAAATGTATTTTGTGGTTAGCGCTCATGCCATAGCCACAAACAACGATGAGGTGAATTGGAGCTTTGACACGCTGCAAGATCTGATGGATTGGGCGGATGCTGGCGATTTGCAAAAAAATCTTGATGGCGTTATACACTGCGACGACGATTAACAAAATGAGGTAATAAGATGATTAGCGAAAACGGTAACAAGGTGTCAAAGTGCATCATTCTGACGAAAGAGCAGAATGCGCAGATTAAGGCCGTAGCAAAAAAGTTAAGCCTGAACGATTCGGCTATCATTCGGCTTGCCATCTCGGAGTGGCTGGCGGAAAGAGTGCGGAAGGAATAAGAGGGAAAGTTGCAAAAAAACTTGCGGAAAACCTCAAAAAGGTATTGACAAAGTATATATCTTGTGATATAATAATAGTGTCAAGGGGCGGTGCAAAACAAATAAAGCCCCCGACAGAAAGAGGTAACGTATGGAAAAGACGATTTTGAAGCAGCGGGTGCGCGTGACTGCGTACCACTACGAGGACTACGATGGGAATTGGGAAGAAGGAGGACACATCCTCCTCGACACGGCGACGGGAAGCGTGTGTGTCGAAACGAACGGCGACCCCTTATTCTTCGATAGTTGGGATGAAATGCTGGAGCCCGACAGTGGCATGAAGGAGGCTATTCTGGGGCAAGAAATGTGGCTGGAGCAGTACCTAACCGACGACCGCAATGTTCCAGCGGAACTGCTGGATGACACGGAGTGGTTGGAGGCAGATGAGGACGCAGAGCAGTACTGCCTGCGTGAAGAGCTGGAACGTGACTTCGGCTTCGGTGCAACCCGCTGGCTTGCAGAGCTTTGATGCTCCGGGCGCACGCCCGGCAGAATGCTTGTGCTATAATACATAGTGTCAAGGGGCGGTGCAAAATAAAAGCTCCGGACAGAAAGAGGTAAGCATTATGAAGAAGGTTATTGTTAACGAGAACACCGAAATCAACGAGGTCTGTGGCTCTGAAGAAGGTCTCACCTACACGCTGTATGTGGGTGTCGAACCCGTCTATGGTGAGTGGATTCTCACGACGGAAGGGAATCCTGTCGCGCTGAATGACCTTGAAGAGGATGGTAGCAAATGGGCAGAAGAGACCATTGCCAAAATCGAAGCGATTATTGGTGACCCCAGAACCCCTTGGAAGGAATGCGACGAAAGCGACATTGAGTATATCAATGATACGCTGGAGATGTGGGGGCTTAAAGAGTGAGACTTTGCGAAAACTGCGGGAAACCATTGTCCGGGCAGCAGGAGTACTTCTGCTGCCCGCAATGCGCTATTGAGATGAAAAAGAAGGAATCAAAAGAAGCAAATGCCTTATTAGGAAAAGGACATTTTAATATACACGAAACAATAAAGGAGAAGGTCTGCGAGGATTGCGGCGCAAAATACATGGGTTATCCGCGCTCAAAGCGTTGTCCGACTTGCAACGTGGCGGCGAAGAAAAAAAGGAAAAAAGAGTATGAAGAACGAAAGAAAAATGGGAAAAGTCGTGTAATCGGCGGAACTGCCTACTGCGAGATTTGTGGGAAACCGTATATTATAAACAGTGGAAAGCAAGTAATGTGTCCAGATTGTGCGGCGGAGCAAACGCGCAAGCGCGCGCTGGATTACTATAAAAAAAACGCGGAGAAGACAAATCAGAGGCGGAAAGAATCGCGTGGTGAGACGCAAAAGAAGATGGCGGAAATACGCGTTCGTTTATGCCCAACTTGCGGGAAGATATTTACGCCCAATAAAGCGCACAGAGTATATTGTTCCGATGCTTGCGCGGATGCAAAGGCGCTTAAAGCCTCTAATCTGCCAGCAAAGAAGCAACACGGTTCGCTTGAAAAGCCGAGAAAGTATCGAAAAGAGAAAACAGAAGCAAGCAAGGCGCGAATTGCAGCGGGCTTTACCGTTGCACGGCTATCGGAAATCGTGCATTTATCCGAAAGAACAATACGAAATTACGAAAATGGGAAGAAGGTTTCTGACGAAAGTCGTGCGGCAATAGACGAGGTATTAAAAATAAACAAAAAATAGCATCCTGCAATAAAGTTAATACAAGGAGAACACCATGCCGGAAAAGCAAAAGGAACAGCTTATTTCGCAATCGGCAGTTCTGTCCATGGGATTCACAAAGTCCATGATAGGCAAGCTGCTGCCGCCGCCCGTCCTAAAACGGAATCCGCATTATGCATCCTCCGCGCCCATGAAGTTATGGCGCGAGGAAGATGTACGTTCCGCCATGGAGACGCAGGATTTCCAGACGATGGCGGCAAAAGCAGCCGCACGGAAAGCAGCGTCCGCAAAAGCCGTCGAAACGAAGCGAAAGAACGCCGAAGCTATTGCCGATGACCTCATTGCTTCCATCCACGTTACGCGCTGGGATATGTCCGTTCTGGAAGAGGCGACGCTGAACGCAAAGCAAGAATGGTATTTGGAGCATGGCAATGTGGATATATTGTCCCCGAACACCGAGACGCTGGAACGCTGGATGGTTAATTTCATCCGCCATAACCTCTGTGAATATGACGACAAATTGCTTGACCTGTTCGGGCTTGTCGGCAAGGAAGAGCTGTACCATCGCCTAAAAAGCGAAACCCTTGCGAAAATCGCATGGGTATATCCAGAACTTGACGTTGAGTGCAAGCGTCAGGAGCAAGAATAGTGCGCAACAAAAAATACCGGGACATTACGTCCCGGCTTTCTTTGTATTCCGCTTTGGTAAAATCTCGGAGTATTTCTGCGCTTCATCGTACTTTGTTTTAAGCGTGTGTATAATATAGTCAATCTTGCGAATGCTCATATTGTACTGCATCGACTGCTTTGTGCGTGTCCAGCCTTTCGCCCGCGACCTGATAATCAGTTCTTCTTCGTCCGACAAACAGGCTTCATCCACAAAAGCATCAACAACCGCTTTTGTCCATACGACTTCGCGGCTCATGCGTTACTCCTTCGTTTTATCCTTGCCCTCCGCGACCGCAGCCGCGTCCGTCATGCCCTCGCCGATGATATAGGCGATGACCGTAGCCCCCGCCATGATGATGCTGCCGACCTGTGTTGCGGTTTCATCCGCCACGCCGAACGCCATAGTTAGCATGGTCACAAAGGACACAACCGCCGCCCAGAACTTACGGCTTGTCAGTTTGCGCTTCAAATTCTCACTCATTTTGCATTTCCTCCCTTTAGGGCATTGCCCCTCAACCAATTATCAATTTCCCTGCTTGCCGCCGTCATTTCGTCGGCGTTGCCGTTGTGTAACTCATGCTCCAAAAGTGCCTGTACTCCGGCGCACGTTACCATCAGTCCGTCACGCAAGCCGCCGATGCGCTCTTCGTGCCCATCAAGGCGGCGTTTGTCTGTGTCCAGCTTGCGATTGATGTCTGATACGCTGGATGCCAGCGCGTTTGTTGGCTGCTCCTGTCTCTTGCGTTCATCCCGCGCATTTTTCCGTGCGGTGTAAAATGTGTTGTATGCTCCCAGCAGGACGAGAATCACGCCCAGCGCCAGAATCAGTTTATCAGCGGTGATGTTTTCCATGTTAGCCAACACCACCTTCCAGCGCTGTGACGCGCTCCTCCAGCTTTTCGATGCGTTCCGCAAGCTCAGAGAACGTGGGTGTTTCCGTTTTGGAAATACCCGCATCGACAAACTCATCCATCATGTAGCCCTGATTCGTCTCCGTCTCGACGTGAAGCCAGCCATCAGTAGTTCCGATGACGTTGACAGTCGTGCCGATTTTGACTTTTTCCAGCACCTTTGCGGATTTGCTCGGATCTGCGCGAAGGTTGACCGTGCTGCCGCTCGTGGCATAAACCCGCCCAACGTAGGAAACCCCGGCGGTATAAGAATCTTCCACTTGCTTTTCCTCCTTGTATTTGACCTTTTTGAGGTATCCTGCACACGTCCACGATTTGACGGGTGAAGCGACGAAGCCCGTTGCGCTGCTCTGCGCATTGAGAACCTTGCCGTCCTCACCCATCAGCCCGATGTGGTAAAAGTCCCTCAAGTCGCCGTTGTGGTATTTGCCGCCCTGCTTGTAGCTGGATGGCAAGTCGTACCGCGAATCACCCGGATTCCGGCACTTAAAAACAGCCATTCCGGGCTTTGCGGCGGAAATCGGGACAAGCTCAACAATTTCCGTCCGCGCAATGCGATTGCTGCCATGATAGATGCTCTGCCCGTGCTGACGGTACGACCACACAAACGCGCCGGAGCAGTCAACGTTCCCCGTCTCCGATGCACCAGCCGTATACTTCCAGTGCTCATCAAGCATCCGCTGGAAGTCGCCAAGAATGGCGGATACTGCGATTTTGGGCATGATGACACCTCCTAAAACTTGGTACTAACTTGGTACTAACTTGGTACTAACTTGCAACTTGCGTGCAACTTAAAAATGCCGAAAAATCGGCATTTGCGCAACGCTGAGCAGCAAGATTGCAACTTAATTGCAACTTAATTGCAACTTAGATTATTGCCGCTTCTTCCTCATTTTCCGCTGCATCCAGCGAATCATAGTACGCCTGCGCCAGCGTCTCAATTTCCGCGATGTCGCCCTCCGTCAGCAGTCCGTTGTCAAGGTGCGTGTACGCCTTATCGAGCCAAAACGCCACATCGCGCCCCGCAGAAATCTCGCGCTTAATCGCGCGCAGCGTCAAATCGTGTCGTGCCTTACTGTTGATTGCCATAAAGATACCTCCTTAATTTTGCGTCATGGACGCAATCGCATCCTCAAGATTTTTGATTACAATGGTTACGTCTCGCTGATACGTTGCCGTCGCGCCAGCGCCGCCGCTTGTGCTGATGACGGTCGTCGGGGCGTAGGTGGTCAGCGCTTTGTACGCGGCAATTTCAGCGGCGGAAAGGGCGGTTTCCACCGGTGTAG